TGCGAGATGAGAAAACGGAACTTCAGGCAAAGCTCAAGGAAGTGCAGGAAAGCATCGATGCCGTGGAGGCAGAGCTCATCCAGTACATGACGGATGAGGAATGCACCGGTTTCGACCGCAACGGATCCCGCTTCAGCTTGGTGATCAAGGAATTCCCCGGTGCCGTGCCGGAGGAAAAGGAAGAACTGTATCGCAGGATGCGCGAACACGGCTTTGATCACCTCTTCACGATCAATACGATGACGCTCGGCGCGACCGTCAAAGAGCTCAAAGCGAATAACGACGATATCCTGCCTGATTGGCTGGAAGGCGTCATTCAGATCTACGAGCAGCCCAGCATCCGCGTTGCCAAATCAAGAAAATAAGAAAAAGGAGAATAAAGACTATGGCTACCAAGAAGAACACCCAGCTCGCAACCATCGAAAACAATACCGGCTATCTCGCCGAGACCGTCAATCTGGCGGAACTGTTCAGTGAGGAACTGGACGGCCTGCGCCCCAGCTTCGAGAAGATCAAGATCCCTGCAGGCGGCGGACTTGCGTATGAGGTGCCCGGAGATGATCCGGCCAGCCCCGACAGCGCCAAGGAGTTCAGCGCCGTCATCCTGTACCATCACCCGATCAACAGCTACTACAAGGAGAAATTCACCGGTGGCAACAATCCGCCCGACTGCTCCAGCCTCGACGGCAAACTCGGCGTCGTCTCCGAGACCGGCGAATGCCGTGACTGCAAGACCTGCTCGTATGCCAAGTTCGGCAGCGGCGAAAACGGCGGCATGGCTTGCAAGCAGAAGCGCCGCATGTATCTGCTGCGCGAAGGCGAAATGCTTCCGATCATCATGACGCTGCCCACGGGCTCGCTCGCAGAGTTCACCAAATACGTCACGCGCCTCGTGACCAAAGGCATGAAGGCGAACCACGTGGTAACGAAGTTCACCCTGAAGCGTGCTCAGAACAGCACCGGTATCAATTACAGTCAGGTGATCTGCGCGGTGGATCGTCCTCTCTCCCCGGAGGAAAAGAAGAACATCGCGGCGATGACTGAGCAGGTCAAGCTGATCGCAGGCAAGGTTTCCGTTGTCGAGACGGAAACGGAGACCGTGGTCGAATAAGGACAGAAGCAGCCGTGGGTGCCTTCCCCGGTGCCCACGGCTGCATGTTAAGAGGTACAGATTATGAATGACTACAAGACGATCCGCGAGATTGCGGACATTGAAAAATACATCGGAAATGCCGACGTGATAGCATTCGACTTCGAGACTTCGCCCATGGACGAATATCGTTCGGACGATAAGGCAGCGCTGGACGCGCATAAATCGGACATCACCGGCGTGTCGATTTCTGTCGAAAAAGGCACCGGCAGGTATATCCCGTTCCGCCATCGCGTTGGTGTAAACGCTGACATTACGACCGTCATGGAATATCTGCGGCAGCGCCTGTTCCAGCATCCTGCCACGGTCAAGATCGCGCATAACATGGCGTTCGAGGCGATGTTCCTTTACAAAGACGGCATCGTGCTGCAGGAACCGGTCTATGACACGATCGTAGCTTCGCAACTCACACTGAAGAACGACTATGAGTTCCGCGATCTCGGCGATAGCGGCCTGAAGACGCTGGTGCCGTATCTCTACGGTGTCGAGCTTCCGAAGTTCGAGGAAGTCGTCGGCGAACGATCCTTTGATGAACTGGATCCGGACGCATGGGACACCTGCCGCTATGCCTGCGCGGATAGCGACTGGGCGCTGCAGCTGTATGACACCTTCAATCAGTGGTTTGAGAACAATATCCCGAAGCACCGCTTCATCTGTGAAAGCATCGAAAGCCCGACAGCGGTTTTCACCGGCATGATGAAGTACAACGGCGTCCTCGTGGACACGAAACTCATGCAGCAAAAGAAGGAAGAAGCCGAAGCACACCTCGTGGAGCTTCGTGCAAAGCTGCAGGCGGTCATCGGCGATGTGGACATCGGTGAAAACTGTGGGACACAGGCGTTCAAGGACTACCTGTATAAGACGGAAGGCTTGCCAGTGCTCAAGACCACGGCAAAATACGCCGAGGCAGCCGATGACGAAGCAATCCAGCTTCTTCGCGCCTACTGCAAAAAGCACAGGCCGGATATGGTGGAGTTCTTTGATACGGTACAGGAATTCCGCAAGTGGGCGAAAATCAAGAGCACCTACATCGACGGCTATGCCAAATGGATTAATGACACGACCGGCAGAATCCATCCCGATCTCATGCCGATGGGAACGGACACAGGCAGATTTGCAGCTCGCAAGCCGAACCTGCAGAACATGCCCCGAAAAGGTAGTGACCCGATCGGTGTCAGGCAGTTTGTGGTCGCGCCGGAAGGCACATCCTTCCTCGACTTCGACTTTTCGCAGATTGAGCTGCGCGTCGGCGCGTTCTATTGCAGGGATCCTTTTATGATGGATACGTACCGCTCCGGTGGCGATATCCATGCAAGCACGACTTCGGTCATTTTCGGGATCAGCGTCGATGAAGCACAGGACAAGGAAAACCCGGACTATAAGGAACGCCGAACGATCGCCAAGAACGTAAACTTCGGTACTTTCTACGGGCTGTTCCCTCGCGGCCTGCAGCGCACGCTCAAGTTCAAGGCAGGACTCGAAAAGAGCGAAGATCAGTGCGCTCAGATCATTGCAAACCTGAAGGCCGGTTATCCGAGATTGTCAACGTGGCAGGCGGAAACGGTCAGAGCAGCAAGGCTCAACGGGTACAGCGAGACGTCCTTCGGTCGTAGGCGTTATCTGCCGAATATCAATAATCGCGCTGATTGGGGCAAACGTAGTTTTGCAGAGCGATGCAGTATGAACACTCCGATTCAGGGCACGGCAGCGGAGATTCTGAAGCTGGCCATGCGCGAACTGATTCGTGAGCTCAAGGATAAGCCTTATATTCGCCCGATTCTGCAGATCCATGATGAACTGCTTTTCGAGGTGGATGACGGTCATGAAGACGAATCGATCCGGATCATCCGCACAGCGATGGAAAGACAGCCTTTCCCAGCCTTCGATATTCCCATTGTCGCGGAAGGCGAACACGGCACCTGCTTCGGGAAGCTCCATGAGCTGGAGGTGTGATATGTACCGGAACAGTGAAGATTATTCGGATCCAGTCGCAGGTGAGGTCATGTCTAAGCTCATGCGAGAGTACAAGCAGAAGCAGCGGCAGCTGTATCGCAAGAACAGCGAGATCAAGTCGAGGCCGATGGTGTACATCGTATCGAAGTATGCCGGTGACATTGAAAAGAACACTGCGGCAGCAATCCGTTTTGCTCGTTTTGCGATCCATCAGAACCGCATCCCGGTAGCAAGCCACTTGCTCTATCCGCAGATTCTCGATGACGGTGACGCAGAGCAGCGGGAATTGGGCTTGCTCTTCGGACAAGCCCTGCTTGCCCTCTGCAAAGAGGTCTGGGTTTTCGGAACGGAGCACTCGCCCGGTATGCAGGCGGAGATCCACGAAGCTCGTAGGTTAAATAAGCGCATTCGTTTCTACAGCGAAGAACTGGAGGAAATCCATGAAGATGATAGATGAAGCCCTCAGATATGCGAAAGCTGGCATCCCCGTATTCCCGCTCCATTGGCTGAAGCAGGATGGCACCTGCTCCTGCAGGCTGGGCGATATGTGTCAAGCAAAGGGAAAGCACCCGCGCATCAAAAATTGGGGCGAAGAAGCAACGACTGATATTGCCAAGATAACCGGCTGGTGGAATAAGACGCCTCTTGCAAACATCGGCATTCCGATGGGTGAAAAGAGCGGACTTGTGGCGCTGGACGTGGATACCCGGCATAACGGTGACAAGAGCCTTGCCTCCCTCGAAGAGGAATACGGCAAGCTCCCGACTACGATCACGGCTACGACCGGCAGCGGCGGAAAGCACTATGTGTTTAAGTACACGGAAGAGCTGGCGATCAAGAATGCGGTCGGTTTCCGTGACGGCCTCGACGTCCGCACGCAAGGCGGCCTTATCGTGGCAGCGCCCAGCATGCATCAGAGCGGGAATCGTTACACTTGGGACGAAGGTCTCTCTCCTTTCGAGTGTGAGGCGGCAGATATGCCGAGCTGGTTGGTAGAGGAAATTCGCAAAGTCGGCACCAAGCTCACACAGAAAAAGAAGGCGTCGGAAAAGACGCCTCGCAAAAAGATCAAGGAAGGCAGCAGGAATAATCACCTCGCTTCGCTGGCCGGTAGTCTCAGACGCAAAGGCATCGGCGAAGACGGTATTATCGCTACGCTTCGAGCGGAAAACGCAGCAAGGCTGGATCCGCCCCTTGACGATGAAAATGTTGTCGCCATCGCAAAGAGCATCACCCGCTATGAGCCGGACGATCAGGATCCGGAGTTCAAACTGACGGACGTCGGCAATGCGGAGCGTTTTGTGGCAATGTTCAAGGACGATGTCAAATACTGCTCCGTGTACAAGAAATGGTTTGTCTGGAACGGCAAGTACTGGGAGCAGGACGATGGCACGATTATCGAGTACGCGATCCAGTGCGTCCGAAGCATCTACACCTACGCGGATATGCTGCCCGAAGGCGATCAGCGCAAGGCTCTGATCCAGCACGCTGTTCGCAGCGAGAACGGAAACAAGATCAAGATTCTGGTGGCGCTGGCCTCTGGCAAGAAAGAGCTCGCGATCTCTCCGGATGATTGGGACGCAAACCCGTGGCTGCTGAATTGTCAGAACGGTACGATCAACCTGAAGACGGGCAAGCTGCAGCCGTTCTGCAAGCAGGACTATATTACTCGCATTTGCAGCGCAGCCTACGACGATACCTGTGCAACGCCTCTTTGGGACACGCTCCTTGAAACGATCACGAAGGGCGATGCGGACACGATTCGATACATGCAGAAGGCACTCGGTTACGCGCTGACCGGCGATATTTCGGAGCAGGCGATGTTTATGCTCTATGGCACCGGCAGCAACGGCAAATCTACGTTCCTCAATATCTTTTCAGCGGTCATGAACACCTACGCCCAGAGTGCGTCGAGCGAAGCGTTCATGCAGAAAAAGAACGAGAGCGTAAACAACGATATTGCTCGGCTCAAAGGCGCAAGGTTTGTGACGGCCATTGAGATGGAGGAAAACAAGCGCCTCGCCGAGTCGCTTATCAAATCCATGACGGGCGGCGACAAGCTGGTGACCCGCTTCCTGTACGGTGAATACTTTGAATACGTCCCGCAGTTCAAGGTATTTCTGGCAGCAAATCACAAGCCGATCATCCGCGATACGACCCACTCCATTTGGCGTCGTATCAAGCTCATGCCCTTCGAGAATACCTTCACGGAGGCAAATCGGGACAAGCACTTCGCGGAAAAGATCATGGCGAAGGAAATGCCCGGTATCCTCGCGTGGGCGGTCAAAGGATGTCTGCTCTGGCAGCAGGAAGGTATTCAGGATCCTCCGACAGTCAAGAAAGCAACGGCAGAGTATCGGACAGAGATGGACTCGTTCGCTACGTTCTTCGAGGAATGCTGCTTGGTGCGGGAAGACGGCAGGACATCGAACAAGATGCTGCGTTCAACCTACGATGAGTGGTGCAAGGACAACGGCGAATATGCCCTGTCTCAGCGCCCGTTCAGCCAGAAGCTACTGGAGATGGGCTTCGAAAAGAAGCGCATTGCAGGCAGCGGCCTCTTGGAGTGGCGCGGCTTTGTCCTTCGAGGGCAGGCGTCTCGATTGTGAGGTGTGATGTTCTGTGAAGCATTTTTCTATAAAGCCGCATGTGAAAAGAAATATAGAAAAGAATACGAAAATCGCTTCACAATGGCTAACAGCTCACGGACGGAGGAAACAGAGATGAACGAAGCAGCATTGATTCAGATAATACGCAAATACCTTGCCACGGTGCCTGAGTGCTTCTTCTGGAAGGAGCACGGCGGGCAGTACGGTACGGCAGGCATACCCGACGTCATCGTCTGTTATAAAGGGCGGTTCATCGCGCTTGAAGCGAAGGTCGGCCGATACAAGCCGACGAGGCTGCAGGCTGCGACGATCGAGGCGATCCGGAAGGCCGGAGGCACGGCGGCGGTCGTTTACAGCGTCGATGACGTTAAACGGGTATTCGCGGAAATGGAGGCGGACTATGGAAGAGTATGAACCCTACATCGATCTTGCGATCGCGATTATCGTGCAGGCGGCGGACGATTACAGGAAGGCTCTCTGGCAGCTGAAGCGGAACCCGAAGTATTATCCCGCTCTGACAAAGAAGAGTGAGATCGAGCGTTTCTTCTACTCGGCGTGGTTCGGCGTTCTGACAGATGCAGATCCCGACTATATCCTGACAAGGCTTAGGAGGGAATGCGTATGACGGCAAAGGAACTGCTTAAGGGAATTATTAAGCTCAGGAAAGCCATAGACTACCGAAAGTTTAAGATCGAGATGCTGGAGGCCGAGGCCGAGAAAGTTACGGTTCCGATCACCGGTATGCCGCACAGCCCGAGCCCCGATCCTTCGCCCATGGCCACGGCGATCTGTGAAAAGATCGATCTTGAGCGGGAGATTAAGGAACTCACCGAAAAGCGGAAATCTTTGATCGCCCAAATCGAACTTCTCGATAACGAGGACTATCAGAAGCTTTTGAAAAAGAGATATGAGCAGGAAGAAAAATGGGCTGATATTTCGGCAATAATCGGTTATAGTTTAAACTATACGTACAGGCTTCACAGGAGAGCTATTTATGAGCTCGATTGCATTTTAGAAACACATAAGAGTTATTTATAGCAACTTCCTCAACATTCTGTGTTGATTGTCAAGGAAGAAAAGAGGCTGCGTGGAACTAACCACTAAGCCTCTTTGTTTGTAATACGCAGTTCTCAGTTCTTCAAAAAAGTCAATCCATATTAAGTAGGAAGTAAGTAGTTAGGTATTGTGGCGGTCTGTTATCATTTACGGTTGTAAAGACAGAATAATTAAGCAAATACTTTCCGCTAATAAAATCCTTTGGTAGATAAACAATAAAATGACCTGAATGGGAGTCATAGGATGACGAAGACAAGTATATATCTATCGCTTTGCCGTCCGAGTCAAAAAGTTCGCAACCCCATGATAATTCTTTGGCATATGGAATATCATTATAGAAATGGTATTCACAAAGAACAGCAAAGTATACATCATCATCAAGGAAAACGGAATTGCTTTCAACAATTTCAGGAAGATCCGAATCCGTCGAGGAGTAAAACCGAGCTGAATCGATTACAATGTTGTTGTAATCAATTGACGGATCACTATGGTTTCCGCTTGTGATATAACTAATGTGATCGTCATAAGGAATTAGGTCGCAAGAAGAATCAAAATCTAGTATGAATAAATCAATTGTTAGATACTCAGTATACTCGGAGAACCATGAGGATGGAAGCCCATGAGTGTCTATCATAACAGTATTTTCGGGAGTATACTGTACTTCTTGAGTTTCGATTGGATCAGAAGTAATAACGTACTCCGTAGGCATCTCGGTATCACTATAGCTAGAGGGCTCCGGTGAAGCAGGGACATCCGTGGGAGTAGGTGGTTCCGGTATACCTTTTTTTCGTATATTAAAAATGCTATCGCCATCAAACACATTCGCAATTGCAAACGCTAGGACACACACGCAGAGAAACCACAATAAACAGTTACGTGCTGTTGTGGCTGCCTGAGCCTTTTCTTTTCCTCGTTTTGCTTCCCACAGAATAAAGCCGTTACCAGCAGCAAAAACGGCTAGAGCAATGGGTACAAGATATGCATCAAAGGATTTCATGCGCAGTCACCTCCATTGTTATAGGATTTAGGTGCTTCAATGTGCCTTAATTATATAAGGCTCTTAAAGTCTATATCAAAAGAAATAATTAGTCAAGGCGATTTTTTCACGCAAATGGAAAAGAAGCAACTAAAAGCAACTAAAAGCAAGCTTTGAATTGTGATATCATTATAATGGACGAAGAATAGAGAGCAGCCTCGTGGGAGCGATCCCGCGGGGCTCTTTCTATGCACAAAAAAGAGCGCCGATTGAACGACGCTCTTTTACGGGTTAGTTAGTCATCACACCAGCCGTAGCTTTCGCCCTCGAGGATGCCGATGTCGAACTGCTTGTCGCGCTGTTTATGGACATTCTGCTTCGACTGGTTCCTGAGGTTGGCTTGGTAGGCTTTATTGTTGGGATTATGCTGATTTGCATAATTGTCCAACTGCGCCTTGGTGTGCGTCTTAGAAGACACACCCTTGCCGTTTTTAGCCATGATGCTCCTCCTTTCTTCACGGCTCGTTTGACGCTGCAAGTTAAAATTGCCGGTTACCTAGAACCATCTTTAAGCACCACGCCCATTATCTTTGCAAACAAAAGTAATGGGAGATTTTGCACGCCGTCAAATACCGTGATAGGAGCTAATTCCTTCCGGCGAGTGTTTGCCGCCTTTGGAATTATACTGACAGCATTATAGCACTTTCGAGGGCGATTTTCAATGAAAGGAATGAGAATTATGCCCCAAAAACCGAAACGGCCGTGCGCATATCCTGGATGCCCAAATCTCACGGACGGACAGTACTGTGAGGAGCACAGGAAGGAAGCACGGCAGAAATACGACAGGTACAGGCGCTCCCCTGATACGGCAAAGAAATACGGCCGTGCTTGGCACAGGATTCGCGCCAGGTACGTTGCATCGCATCCGCTGTGCGAGCGATGCCTCGAAGAAGGCCGCATAACGCCGGTCGAGGAAGTGCACCATATTTTGCCGATCAGCCGCGGCGGCACTCATGCGGAGGAAAACCTCATGAGCTTATGCCAATCCTGCCATAACAAAATACACCATGAGATGGGAGACCGATAGGCATAGGGGGGGCCAAAATCTTGAAAGCTTGAAATCTTGAAAAACGGCGCGGGGTCACGTGTGAAAAATCGGGAAATCAAGAACGGGAATACCCCCGCGATTTCAAGTTTTCAACCAAATCAAGCAGGAATGGAGGTGGCGCAGATGGCAAACGGACACGGCGGTGCTCGTCCCGGCGCAGGGAGAAAGAAAAAGGCACTGTCTGAGAAAATCATTGATGGCAACCCCGGAAAAGCGCCGCTGACAAAGCTTCAGTTCGGGCTGAAGGAAACGGATATGCACGGCGAAGACATGCCGCCCGTCTCTGAATACCTGAAACAGGTGACAAAAAACTCGCAGCAGAATCTTGCGCCCCAGATTTATGAAGATACGTGGCGCTGGCTCAATGAGCGCGGGTGCGCCATCTATGTAAAGAAAGAACTGATCGAGCAGTACGCGCTGTACATGCAGCGCTGGATCCAGTGCGAGGAAGGCATCAATCAATACGGCCTCCTTGCCAAGCATCCGACAACCCAGCTGCCGATCGCCAGCCCGTATGTGAATATGGGCATTTCGTTTTTGAAACAGGCCAACGTGCTGTGGCTTCAAATTTACCAGATCGTGAAGGACAACTGCGAAACGCCGATTGGCAACAGCAATCCGAACGATGATCTGATGGAACGACTACTCGGATAAGGAGAATCAAGATGCAGATAGAGAAAATCCCCGTAGAAAAGCTGCGGGCAGCGGAATACAACCCGCGTCGAGCACTCAAGCCCGGAGACGCGGAATACGAAAAGCTCAAGCGCAGCATTACGGAATTCGGATATGTTGAGCCGGTCATTTGGAATAAGCAGACCGGCAACGTGGTCGGTGGACACCAGCGATTGACGGTCATGCGTGATCTGGGGATCACTGAGATTGACTGCGTCGTGGTGGATCTCGACCCGATGCGCGAAAAGGCGCTGAACGTTGCGCTCAATAAGATTCAGGGTGAATGGGACAAGGATAAGCTGGCTGCGTTGCTCACAGAGTTTGACGGCAGCGAATTCGATGTCACCCTGACCGGGTTCGATGCAGCAGAAGTCGATGAGCTCCTGAACGCCTTCTACTCCAAGGAAGCCGTGCAGGATGATTTCGACGTCGATGAAGAACATGAAGCGATCAAGGCCAGAGGCGCGATCACCAAGACCGGCGATATCTGGAAGCTAGGCGAACACCGACTCATGTGCGGCGACTCTACCTCGGAGGTGGATTTCGCAAAGCTCATGAACGGGAACAAAGCGCAGATGGCGGTCACGTCTCCTCCGTATGGTGTCGGCAAGGATTACGAAACCAAAGGCATCGAGCCTTGGTTTGATACGATGCGACCGGTCGTGAAGAACCTGACCCGGTACGCAGGGATCATCTGCTGGAACCTCGGAGATCTGTATTCTACCGGAACGCAGTTCATTGAACCGACGAACTTCTACTCCTCCCAGCTGTTCAGCGAACAGGGATTCCGCCCGATCTGGATTCGCATCTGGAAGAAGCAGGGGCAGAACTTCGGCGTCGGGCCCTACCACCTTGTCACAAACAAGCCGGTGCAGCAGTACGAATACATCTCCGCATTCAGCCGAAACGGTGATGTGGAGTACAACGATCAGGAATATGTGTGGCTGTCGGCATACGCCGGTCATGCATACCGCTTCGTAAAGAGACTCACTAAGGAAGAGCGCAAGAATTGGGGCTACGCAGGTATCTGGGAGATGACGACCGTGCGTGCGAACAAAGAGCATCCGGCCATGTTCCCAGTGGAGCTGCCGTGGCGCTGCATCAAAATGCACTCGGATCGCGGCGACATCGTGCTGGAGCCGTTCTCCGGCAGCGGCACCACGATCATCGCGTGCGAGCAGCTGGAACGGGTGTGCTACGCGATGGAAAAGAGCCCAGAGTATTGTGATCTCGCCGTTGAACGCTGGGAGCGCTTCACCGGCCAGAAAGCAGAACTGGTGAAAAAGCATGGCTAAGATGAAGTGGATGAAGAAGCCGAAGCCGGAGCTCCATGTGGTTTCGCTTTCAGGCGGCAAGGATTCCACTGCCATGCTGCTGCGGATGCTCGAAGAAGGCATGCGCGTGGACATCATTTTATTCTGCGACACCGGCCTTGAGTTCCCGGCAATGTACGAACACCTCGATAAGCTGGAACGGGACATTGGAAGGCCCATCACAAGAATCCGCTCCTTCCATACATTCGAGTACTACCTGACACAGAAGGAAATCCTCGTCAAGCATAAGAAGAATGCTGGACAGCGCAATTACCGTGGATATGGCTGGTCTGGCCCGCTCAATCGCTGGTGCACAAAAGAACTGAAGACGATTCCACGTGAAAAGTTCCTGCGCCAGCTGCAAGAGCATTACGACATCATCGAGTATGTCGGACTTGCAGCAGACGAAGGTTACCGGTTTGAGCGGGAAAACAACCAGAAGCCAAATTGCCGTCATCCGCTGGTGGACTGGGGCATGACGGAGGCAGACTGCCTTCAGTACTGTTACGACCGTGGCTATACATGGGGCGGCCTATACAAACAGTTTTCCAGAGTCTCGTGTTGGTGCTGCCCACTGCAGCCGCTCGCCGAGCTGCGGATCCTGTACAAGAGCTACCCGGAGCTCTGGGCACAGCTCAAGGAATGGGATAAACGGACATGGCGCAAGTTCAAAACAAACTATTCCGTGGAGGAACTGGAAGCGCGTTTTGATTTCGAGGAACAGTGGCAGGCAGAAGGCAAAGAACTAAAAGGCGGCGACTTCCATTCGCAGCTGAAGAAATACATGGAGGGACGGCAATGTACGAAAAAGTGAATCCGGCGCACCCGGATAAAATCGCAGATAGGATCGCAGGTGCGATCGTTGATCTGGCATATACCGAAAGCGCAAATCCAAAGATCGCTGTGGAAGTGCTTATCGGGCACGGCATCTGCAATATCGTTGCGGAGAGCTCGGTGCATATCCCGGTAACGGACATCATCGCGGCGGTCGAGAGAATCGCGGGAAATGTTGTTGTCAACTACCATGAGGTTGCACAGGATCCCATCCTTGCCCGAAATCAGGAAAAGGTTGTTCGCTGCGGCGATAACGGGATCTTTCGTGGTGTACCAGTCACAGATGAACAGCAGGCACTCTCGATGATCGCAAGAGAGATCTTCAACGCATACCCCACAGACGGCAAGTACATCCTCGATGGCGACCGACTGATCATCTGCCAGAGCCATGCGGATTCGCAGATGCTCCACAATGCATACCCCGGTGCAGAGGTCAACCCGCTGGGTGACTGGACGGGCGGCACCGACGTGGACACCGGCGCAACGAACAGAAAGCTCGGCAGCGACATGGCGGACAGCATCACTGGAGGCGGCTTGCACGGAAAGGATCTGTCAAAGGCCGACGTCAGCGTCAATATCTACGCTTGGCTCAAGGCGCAGCGGGATGAGGTGCCGGTCGAGCTCTGCTGCGCGATCGGCGATGATACTGTGGACGGCAGACCGTATGCCGAGATCGTGAAGATCGCCCGTGATTACATTCGGCAGGTCGGCGGATTCGAGCGTTTTGCGGAATGGGGCTTAGTATGAATATTGAAAAGATCAGCGTCGACCAGCTCAAACCAGCGAAGTACAATCCGCGCAAGGACTTGAAGCCCGGTGATCCCGAATTTGAAAAGCTGCGCCGCAGCGTAGAAGAATTCGGATACGTGGAGCCGATCATCTGGAATAAGCGAACCGGTGTCGTCATCGGCGGCCACCAGAGGCTCAAGGTGCTGCAGTACCTCGGCTATACCGAAGTGGATTGCGTCGTGCTGGACATCGACGAACAGAAAGAAAAAGCGCTGAACGTGGCACTGAACAAGATCAGCGGCGCTTGGGACGTTCCGCTTCTGACGGCGCTATTGCGCGATCTGGATGAGAGCGGGTTTGACACAACGATCACCGGTTTCGATGTGAGCGAGATGAGTGACCTGTTCGATGACCAGAGCGAGATCGTCGAGGATGATCCCCCGGAGGCAGCGCCTGAAGGCAAAGAACCGTTCAGCAAAGCTGGCGACCGATGGCTACTCGGCAATCATGTTCTCTACTGCGGCGATAGCACGGAGAAAAAGGATGTTGCCGCGCTCATGGGCGGAAAGACCGTGGATCTCGTGGTAACGGATCCTCCATACAACGTTGCATACGAAGGCAGCAACGGTCTGACCATCCAGAACGATGATATGCCAGAGGAACAATTCCTCGCTTTCCTGATCGCCGCATTCAGTAGGATGCATGAGGTCATGAAGCCCGGAACGCCGTTCTACATCTGGCATGCAGAAACGGTCGGCGGCGCTTTCCGTCGTGCAACCAATGAAGCGCTCGGCAAGGTGCGCCAGATGCTCATCTGGAACAAGAACGCATTCACGATGGGACACCAAGACTACCAGTGGAAGCACGAAGCGTGCATCTACGGCTGGACAGACGGCGGCAACCACTACTTCGTGGACGACCGGACGCAGGCAACGGTGATCGAAGACAAGCACATCGACATCAATAAGCTGAAGAAGGATGAGATGCGCGACCTGCTGCGGGAAATTTTCTCGGACAAGGTCTCCACTACCGTGATCGACGAAAATAAGCCTGCGCACAATGCGGATCACCCTACGATGAAACCGCTGAAGCTCCTCGCGCGGCTTATCAAGAACAGCTCACGGCAGGGCGATATTGTTCTGGATACCTTCGGCGGCAGCGGCAGCACGCTCATCACCTGCGAGCAGCTCGGCAGATCCTGCTACACGATGGAGCTCGACCCGAAGTATGCAGACGTGATCGTGAAACGGTGGCTGAAATTCACCGGCGCAGATCATGCAACCTTGCAGCGTGGAGGCAAGAAAATGGTCGTCGAGGCAAGTGTGTTTTAATTGCTAATTCTTTTCTTTCTTCGGTTTTGGGCTGGACTTTCTCCTCTTTTTCTGGCTTTATTGTCCTACCAAAAACAAGGGAGGACACACCAATGACACTCGAAAAAGCAACCAAGGACATGCAGGAACTGGTCGAAAAGCATGACTTCCAGTACGAAGGCGAACTCACCTACGACGGACGGCAGATCTTCACACGCCGCTGGGCAAAGAAGATCGAGGTCGTCTGGTACGGCGAAAGCGAAAGCACCCTCGAGATCAAGATCAGCATGAGCTACGGGATCCCGCTGGTCAGGATCATCCGCGACGGCAGACGCGAAGACAGGCCCCGCGACTACTCGAGCCCGAAGAGAGCCTTCAACGCGATCGGCGAAATCGTAAGATGCGCCGGATTCGAGATGTAAGGAGGCGGCAATGGTGTACGAGACCAGAAAAGCGGCGGCAGCGGCCTGCATCTACGAGGCGAATGCTGCGAAGCACTACAGCAAGGTTGCAATCGAGTACGCGCAGCGCGGCGAATGCCGCAGGGCATGGGACATGGCGGACACCGCCCGGACAGCAGCACGGTGTGCGCTACAGGCGCACGAAGACCTGTGGGCACTGGCCGGAGAGACGCTGACGGATGAAGAGTTCGACGCCTTCGAGAAAGCGGAGATCGCGCAGGCGGACGCGACCAAAGCGGAACGCGCTGCAGCGGCTGCGGTAGATCAAATCATGCGCGAAGCCAGAAACTGAGAGGTACGCGAGCACGCCGCTCGCATGCCTTTTTTAATTGTGTTCTTTATGCTAATTCTCGCGTTTTGGTCTGGACTTTTCGGTTTCTTTCTGGCTTTATTGTCCTACCAAAAGCAAGGAGGCAACACCCATGAAAGAGTACGAAATCCACGTCAGCGCGAGCTACACCACCAGCGGCGGCAGCAAAGAATGGAACTGCTTCAAAGAATACGTCAGCGCGAACAGCGCGGCGGAAGCGAAGCGGATCCTGAAGGCCGAGCTCAAGGCGGACGGATACCGCAATATCACGATGGATGCCATCGAAGCATAAGGAGGACAGACCCATGACAGAGAAACACGTAAAGCAGATCGAAGCCCAGCTCGCCGAAGGCGAAAAGATCGAGCGGATGTACAGAGCATTCGAGGGCGACATCAGAGTGATCACGAAGGATCACGGCAAGGAAACCCGGTACACGGTAATCCACAACCCCGAAGACGACAGCGTCACGCTGCGGAAGATGTAAGGAGGAAACGACGATGATCACACTCGAAAGCTTCTACGACCTGATCAACCGAAACGCGCAGGTCACACTGGTCAACACCCGGTACCACAAGAACGTGTTCACCGGCAGCGTCCGGAACATCCCGGTCGAATACAGCACCTGCCCGGTCGAGGACTTCAGCATGAACGACAACGGGCACCTGACCTTCAAGCTCAAGATCAAGGAAACGAAGCCTGCCGGAGACGGCTGGAAGGAAGGCTCGATCGGCATCCACGGAAAAGCGTACCACTACTGGATCAAGCAATACGCGACAGGCTCTGAGTACGGCATAGACGGCGGCAGGATCAGCAAGCTGATGATCAAGCGTCAGGGCGACATCGTGTGCAACTACGATCGCGGCTGGGACGTCGAGCCGGTCGACGAGGATACGCAGCTCGCGCTGGAAATCATCCTGCATACCGAGAACCACTAAGGGAGGCGAAGAGAGATGTTCGGAATCAGAAGAGAAACGGTCGAACTCCTGCGTCGGGAATACCCGGTCGGGTGCAGAGTGGAACTGCTCCAGATGGAGGATGTGCAAGCGCCACCGATCGGAACCAAGGGAACGGTCAGAGGCGTCGATGACATCGGCAGCATCATGGTGAGCTGGGATACCGGCAGCAGCCTATCGGTGGTCTACGGAGAGGACTCCTGCAGGAGGATCGACGAATGAACAAACCGGAACTCATCTACGACAGCCGAGGCGAAAGCGGCAACATCTTCTGGATCCTCGGTCAGGTCAGACGGATCATGCAGAGAGAGCATCGGCTCTCGGACTTCAGCAGGCTGATGGAGCGTGTGCAGAGCTCGGGCAGCTACGAAGAAGCGCTCGAAATTATAAGCGAAGAGGTCACGCTCATAGATACAGCAAACTGAATCGGACGGCGGCAGCGTTGAACGCTGTCGTTTTTTGTCGAAAAAAATAGGAGGGACAGAGCGATTGGCGGACAAGAAGATCATCGTCCCGGAGAAGAAAATCATTACCAACGCCAGTCTCGCCGATCGCGCCGTTGCATTCATTTCATCCCTGAAACATACGAAGGGCGAATGGCATGGCAAACGCTTCGACCTGTTGCCGTGGCAGGAAAAAGTGGTGCGAGATGTATTCGGGACAGTCAAAGAAAACGGTTATAGGCAATACAACACGGCATACATCGAGATACCGAAGAAGCAAGGTAAGAGCGAACTCGCTGCGGCGATCGCTCTTTATTTGTTGGCTGGTGACGGCGAATGGGGCGCTGAAGTGTACGGCTGCGCAGCAGACCGGCAGCAGGCGTCCATTGTTTTCGACGTCGCCTGCCAGATGGTGGAACAGTGCCCTGCGCTGAAGAAGCGGATCAAGCCGGTGCTCTCCCAGAAGCGGTTGGTGTACACGCCGCTCAACAGCTTCTATCAGGTGCTGTCGGCAGAGAGCTATACGAAGCACGGCCTCAACGTACATGGCGTCGTGTTCGATGAGCTGCACGCACAGCCGAACCGACTGCTGTATGACGTTATGACCCACGGCTCCGGTGATGCCCGAAAGCAGCCGTTGTTCTTTTTGATCACCACTGCAGGCACCGATCGGAACAGCATCTGCTGGGAGGTGCACCAGAAGGCAGAAGACATCCTCGCCGGACGCAAGATCGACCCCACATTTTATCCGGTGATCTACGGAATCGATGACGATGCGGATTGGACAGATGAACGCAACTGGTACAAAGCGAACCCGTCGCTGGATGTGACGGTGGATGTGGAAAAGCTGCGCGCTGCATACCAGAGCGCGAAGGACAACCCAGCAGAAGAAAACCTATTCCGGCAGCTGCGCCTTAACCAGTGGGTAAAGCAGAGCGTGCGCTGGATGCCGATGGATGCATGGGACAAATGCAACGCGCCGGTGGATCCGGAAGCGCTGGCCGGTCGAGAATGCTACGCAGGCCTTGACTTGTCCAGCAGCACAGATATCACGGCATTTGTGCTGGTGTTCCCTCCGCGCGATGAGAGCGAACCATATTATATCCTCCCATTCTTCTGGGTGCCGGAGGAAACTCTCGACCAGCGCGTCAGACGCGATCATGTTCCGTATGACGTGTGGAAAGCACAGGGCTCGGCAATGACCACCGAAGGCAACGTAATTCACTATGGCTTTATCGAGCAGTTCATTGTCGAGCTCGGTGAGAAATACAACATCAAGGAAATCGCGTATGACCGTTGGGGCGCGGTGCAGATGAGCCAAGATCTCGCTGACGCAGGCTTTACGATCGTGCCGTTCGGACAGGGTTTCAAAGACATGTCGCCCCCGACAAAGGAGCTCATGAAACTGGTGCTCGAGGGCAGGATCGCCCACGGCGGAAATGCTCCGCTGCGATGGATGATGGATAACATCTATGTGCGCACGGATCCCGCAGGCAACATCAAGCCGGACAAGGAAAAGAGCACCGAACGAATCGACGGTGCGGTCGCCACGATCATGGCGCTCGACAGGGCGATTCGCCACCAAGGCCCTGATGAGTCGGTCTACGACTCGCGTGGGCTTTTGTTTATATAAGCATTCAGAAAGGATGGAAAACCGTGAGTATTTTCAGCGGACTGTTCAAATCAAGAGATAAGCCCCAGAACCGGACGGCAGGCAGCAGCTATGCCTTCTTCATGGGCGGCACCACGGCTGGCAAATCCGTAACGGAGCGATCAGCGATGCAGATGACGGCGGTCTATTCCTGCGTGCGAATCCTCGCGGAGGCGATCGCCGGTCTGCCGATTCACCTGTACAGGTACACAGATGCAGGCGGAAAAGAGAAAGCGCTCGACCATCCGCTTTACATGCTCCTCCACGATGAGCCGAACCCGGAAATGAGCAGCTTTGTCTTCCGCGAAACACTAATGACACACCTGCTGCTGTGGGGCAACGCCTACGCGCAGGTTATTCGCAACGGCAAAGGTGAAGTGATCGCCCTGTACCCGCTCATGCCAAATAAGATGACAGTCGATCGGGATGCCAATGGCCAACTGTATTTTCAGTACCAGCGATCCATCGAAGAAGTTGGCGGCAAGAGCGAAACGGTCATACTCAAGCCGTCCGACGTCCTCCATATCCCCGGCTTGGGCTTCGACGGTCTCGTAGGCTACAGCCCGATTGCCATGGCCAAGAACGCAATCGGACTTGCCATCGCAACCGAAGAGTTTGGATCGAAGTTTTTTGCGAACGGCGCTGCGCCCTCCGGTGTGCTGGAGCACCCCGGTACGATCAAAGACCCGCAGCGAGTGCGCGAGGCATGGCAAAGTCAGTTCGGCGGATCCCAGAACAGCGGCAAGATCGCCGTACTGGAGGAAGGCATGAAGTACACGCCGATCTCCATATCGCCGGAGCAGGCGCAGTTTCTTGAAACGCGTAAGTTCCAGATCAATGAGATCGCCCGAATCTTCCGCGTGCCTCCGCACATGCTTGCAGACCTTGAGAAATCGAGCTTTTCCAATATCGAGCAACAGTCGCTGGAATTTGTGAAGTACACGTTGGATCCGTGGGTGATCCGCTGGGAGCAGTCGATTCAGCGCACGCTTCTGACGCCTGAGGAAAAGAAATCCTACTTCGTGAAGTTCAACGTGGAAGGACTCCTGCGCGGTGACTACCAGAGCAGGATGAACGGATACGCTACAGCACGGCAGAACGGTTGGATGAGCGCCAACGATATCAGAGAGCTCGAAAACCTCGACCGGATCCCCGCAGAGGATGGCGGCGATCTGTACCTCATTAACGGCAATATGCTCCCGCTCGGCAATGCGGGTGCTTTTGCAAATATCAACACTACGGAAAAGGAGGAAACAGACCCTGATGAACCCTAAGACGAAGAAGTTCTGGACGTGGAAGAATCAGGCCGAAGGCGAAGAGACGACCGAACGAGTTCTCGAACTCTACGGAACGATCGCCGAGGAAAGTTGGTTTGACGATGACATCACCCCGAAAATGTTCCGAGACGAACTCTTTTCCGGGACGGGCGATGTGACCGTGTGGATCAACTCTCCCGGAGGCGATTGCGTCGCAGCCAGCCAGATCTACTCCATGCTCATGGACTACAAGGGCAACGTGACAGTGAAGATCGACGGCATTGCTGCCTCTGCTGCTTCCGTCATCGCTATGGCAGGAACGAAGGTACTCATGGCACCTACGGCACTCATGATGATCCACAATCCCATGACCATGGCATACGGCGATCACGAAGACATGCAGAAAGCAATCGAGATGCTGAACGAAGTCAAGGAAAGCATCATCAACGCCTACGAGATCAAGACCAATCTGTCACGTGCAAAGCTGTCCCACCTGATGGACAGCGAAACATGGATGAACGCCACCAAGGCAATCGAGCTCGGCTTCGCGGATGACATGCTCACCGACGATAAGAAGACCGAGACTGACGAAATGCCTGCGTATGCGTTTTCCAGCAAGGCGGCGGAGACTTCTCTCATGAACAAGCTCGTCGCCTCGATCAGACCCAAAGCGGTGCAGCCCAAGGAAGCACCCGAACCCAAACCCGCAGAAGTCAAGCATGGCCGCTCCGTCACTGAGCTGATGGAACGCCTCAACCTATTGAAAAACTAAGGAGGAAAAACAATATGACGATTATCGAACTGCGCAATAAGCGTGCTCAGAAGCTCACGGCGGCCAGAGCGTTTCTGGAATCCCGTCGCAATCCCGAAGGCTTCCTGAGCGCAGAGGATGATGCGGCTTATGCCCGCATGGAAACCGAGATCACCTCTCTCGGCAATGAGATCGCTCGCATGGAGCGTCTCGAAGAGATGGACGCCCAGCTGGCCAAGCCCGTGAACACCCCAATCACGGCGAAGCCCGATGCCGGTGTGAAGATGGACACCAAGACCGGTCGCGCATCCGACATCTATAAGAAGGCATTCTGGAACAAGACCCGCTCCAAGGCGGACATGACCCCTGAGATGCGCAACGCGCTGCAGGAAGGCACCGACTCCGAAGGCGGTTACCTCGTTCCTGATGAGTTCGAGAACACCCTCGTTCAGGGACTCACCGACAACGCCGTCATCCGTGCTCACGCCCACGTGATCACCACGTCCAGCGGCCTGCACAAGATCCCTGTCGTTGCCGCGCATGGCTCTGCTGCGTGGATCGATGAGGAAGGCGCGTACACCGAGAGCGATGAGACGTTCGGTCAGGTTCAGCTCGACGCACACAAGGTCGGCACCGTGATCAAGGTCTCCGAGGAACTGCTCAACGACTCCGCTTTTGACCTCGAGAGCTACATCGCTTCCGAGTTCGTTCGCCGCATCGGCGATAAGGAAGAGGAAGCCTTTCTCGTCGGCAACGGCACCGGCAAGCCCACCGGTATTCTCAATGCGACCGGCGGCGGTCAGGTCGGCGTCACCACCGCATCTGCTACGGCGATCACTGCGGATGAGCTGATCGATCTGTTCTACAGCCTGAAGGCTCCTTATCGCAAGAACGCAATCTGGATCCTGAACGATTCCACCATCAAGGCCATCCGCAAGCTGAAGGACTCTACCGGCAACTACCTGCTGCAGCCCGCTCTCAAGGACGGTGAAGTCAGCACCCTGCTCGGCAGACCGTACTTCACTTCCGCGTTTGCGCCTGAGATCGCTGCCGGTGCCAAGACCATTGTCTTCGGCGACCTGTCCTACTACTGGATCGGCGACCGCGAAGGCATCTCCTTCAAGCGCCTGAATGAGCTGTACGCTGGCAACGGTCAGGTCGGCTTCCTCGCTTCCAAGCGTCTGGACGGCAAGACCGTTCTGCCCGAGGCGATCAAGATTCTGCAGCAGAAGGCGTCCTAAGGTGACGCCCCATGAGCTACAACACCAAAAACTACGTTGAGCAAGGCGGAGAACGCCTTGTGATCGGCGGCGAGATGGAATTCAAAGAGGGAGCTCGGGTGACCGGGCTCCCCACCGCAATCGTGCTGGACTTTCAGGGACAGAGCGTGGCGCAGGCATTCGCTGATGCGGTTGATGTCACTGAAGCAATTCCGATGGAGCAGTTTCTTGAAGCAACCCGGTGTGAAAGCCCGATTATCTTTCGCGGGCTCGAGCTGGAAGGAAACGAGGTCGGCGTTCAGGGAGCTGCAACCATGACCGGGCAGGGCATCTATGCTATGGCCGGATACAACGGCAACGGCGCTCAGCTGCTCGGCGTGATCACGCTTCTGCTCTACACTTACGACGACAAGGTCTGGCTGAGAGTGAGTGCGCTCATTCCCTTCGAGGATGAATATGTCGATGGCGTAGGCGTTTTCCCGGACAGCATCACTTTGATCGTTGGTTCGGAGCAGGAACTCACTTCGGAAGTCTATCCGAGTACGGCGGTTAACAAAATCGTGTACTGGATGTCCAGCGATGAGAGCGTTGCCACGCTTAGCGCGGCTCAATCTGATGCACTGGACAGTGGCACTCCCGTAACGGTAACGGCACTTCGTGAAGGCACCGCAGAGATCACGGTCACGACCGAAGAAGGTGGATTCACGGCGACCTGCTATGTCACGGTAATTCCTGCTGCTGAAGAAAGCATGAAGAAATAAAAGGAGGCTGTGAGGATGGAAGAGCTGTTACAGAGAGTCAAGGCAAACCTCATATTAGATCATTCGGCTGACGACGGACTGCTGCAGAGCTACATCCTCGCAGCCGTTTCTTATGCGGAAAGCTACCAGCATATCCCGGAGGGCTACTATTCCGAGAACGCCATGCCGCCTACCACAGAGCAGGCGGTCATCATGCTGGCAAGCCACTTCTACGAATCAAGGGACGGCAGCACGGGCGGTTTCTTTGCCGATAATGTGCAGGCATCCCAACAGGTGTGGAACACGGTCAATCTGCTGCTCCGCCTCGATCGGAGGTGGCAGGTATGAGCTTCGGAAAGATGAACCGCATGGCGGAAATTGTCGAAAAACGTCGAGTGAAAGATGCAGAGGGCTTTACCTCCGAGCAGGAATTGGCCCTCGCATCCCTTCGTGTTTATCGGGAAGGTCGCCACGGATCAGAGCGCTGGGCGAATTTCGCAGCGTTCTCGGAGGCGACCGACCTGTTCCGCTTCCGCAGGAAACCGGATCTGACGGTTACCACCTCCCACACAATCGTGTGTGACGGAGAACGGTTTGAAATCGTGTCCGTAGAGGATGTGAAGGGACGCGGCATGTATACGGAAGTGCTTGCGAAAAAGGTGGTGCCGAGCCGTGGCTAAAGTGGACATCAAAATGCCGGATGACTTCCTCAATAAGCTGCAGAACCTTGGCAGCGATGAAGACGGAATTGCCGAGCGTGTGCTTGAGGCAGGCGCGGAGGTCGTTGAATCGAAGGTCAGATCCAATCTTGCCTCGGTCATCGGAAGAGGTACGAAAACGGAGTCCCGCTCCACCGGACAGCTGCTATCGGCGCTCGGCGTCTCCGGTGTTCGTCTGGATCGTGAAGGCAACCATAACGTGAAGATCGGTTTCGCAGAGGGACGAACGGATGGCGAAAGCAATGCAAAGCTCGCCAACATTCTGGAATATGGGAAACACGGCCAGCCAGCAAAGCCGTTTCTGAAACCGGCGAAATCCGCTTCAAAGGCTGCTGCCATTGAGGCGATGAAGCAGCAGTTTGAAAAGGAGGTCAAAGGCAGATGAGCATTCTGGAGGAACTGAACTCGCGTCTTACGCAGAAGGGCTTCCCAGTTGAAACGGGCATCTTCTCCGAAGAGGCACCGGACACGTATATCGTGATCACACCGCTGTCGGACACCTTCGATCTACACGCGGATAACGCACCCGGCGTTGACATACAGGAAGCGCGGCTTTCCCTGTTTACAAAAGGCAGCTATACGGCGATGAAGAACAACATCGTCCGGATGCTTTTGCGGGAAGACTTCACGATCACGGACAGGTTATATAACGGCTACGAAATCGGAACCGGTTATCACCACTACACAGTGGACGTAGCCAGATTCTACGAATATGAAATGGAGGAATGATCAATGGCAACCATCGGTCTGGATAAACTTTATTACGCCCCGATCACCGAGGATGAGCAGGGCGAAGAGACATACGGCACTCCGCAAGTGCTGGCGAAAGCAATGACCGCAGATTTGTCGGTCGAGCTCAATGAGGCGACCCTGTACGCTGACGATGGCGCATCGGAGGTCGTCAAGGAATTCAAAGCGGGTACGCTGTCCCTCGGCATCGATGATATCGGCGCAGCGGTCGCAAGCGATCTCACCGGCTCTACGATTGACGCAAATGGCGTCATCGTTTCCGCATCCGAGGATGGCGGCAATCCCGTTGCGGTCGGATTCCGCGCGAAGAAGTCGAACGGCAAGTATCGCTACTACTGGCTCTATCGCGTGAAGTTCGGCATTCCCGCTACGAACCTCGCTACGAAGGGCGACTCGATTACCTTCTCCACGCCCACCATCGAAGGCACGATCATGCGCAGAAATAAGGAAGATGCCTTCGGCAAGCATCCTTGGAAGGCGGAAGTCACGGAGGGTGCAGAGGGCGTCGATCAGGAAGTGATCGACGGCTGGTACGAAGAGGTTTATGAGCCTGTTGCCACTCTCAATCTCACTCCGACACCGATCGATCTTCCCGGCGGCAGCGAGATCAGATAACAAGGAGGGATTGAGATGGCTGACGAACGCAGCGCAATGATCAAGATCGGCGGCACCGCCTACGAGCTGGTGCTGACGACCAAGGCAACAAAGGAAATCGCAGGTCGTTACGGCGGCCTCGAAAACCTTGGCGACAAGCTCATGAAGAATGAGAATTTCGAGATGGCCATTGAAGAAATCGTATGGCTCATTACGCTTCTGGCAAACCAGAACATTCTCATCCACAATCTCAAACACAAGGATGATCCGAAGGATCTGCTCACCGCAGACGAAGTCGAGCTGCTGACCGTTCCGTCCGACCTTGCAGAGTACAAATCCGCGATCACGGAAGCTCTGTACAAAGGCACCAAGCGGAACATCGAAAGCGAGGCTGACCCAAAAAACGCGGAAGTCGGGTAACAGACGAAGAACTGTTTACCCGACTGTTATATTACGGCATCGCCCAGCTTCACCTTTCGCAGGATGAGGTCTGGACGATGCCGTTTGGTTTGCTCCTCGATTTATGGGAATGCCATAAGCAGTACAACGGCTTGGCTACCCCGAAGCGGGAGCACTATATCGATGACATCATCCCGGACGGAATCTAATGGAAGGAGGCGATATCCGTGGCAGATAATTTCGGTCTGAAGATCGGTCTTGAGGGCGAAAAAGAGTTCAAGAAGGCCTTGGCGGATATCAACTCTTCCTTCAAGGTGCTGGGATCGGAGATGAAACTCGTCTCCTCCCAGTTCGATAAAAACGATAACTCCGTGCAGGCGCTGACTGCTCGGAACGAAGTCCTGAATAAGGAAATCGACGCACAAAAACAGAAGATCGAAACGCTGCGTGCTGCCTTGCAGAATGCGGCGGAATCCTTCGGCGAGAACGATAAGCGCACTCAGAACTGGCAGATTCAGCTCAACAATGCAGAAGCCGCGCTCAACGGCATGGAGCGAGAGCTCGACGATAACAACAAAGCCCTTGCTGATGCAGAAAGCGGATTCGACGGTGCCGGTAAAGAAGCAGACGACTTCGGAAAGGAAGTTGAGGATGCCGGTAAGCAGAGCGATGATGCCGGAAGCAAGATGTCGAAGCTCGGCGATGTTGCGAAAAAAGTCGGCAAAGCTATGGCAGCGGCGATGGCGGCGATCGGAGCGGCGGCCATTGCTGCTGGCAAGCAGATTTGGGACATGGCAAATCAGACGGCAGAAGCCGGTGATGCCATCGACAAGACTTCCCAGAAGATCGGTATCAGCGCGGAGTCCTATCAGGAATGGGATTACGTGTTCCAGCGTTGCGGTGCTGATGTGAACGGCTTGCAGACCGGCATGAAAAAGCTGTCAGGTGTCATCACCGATGCCGCCAGCGGATCAGCATCGGCGGCGGACAAGCTCGCTGCTGTCGGCCTTTCCATTGAAGACCTCAACGGCAAGAGTCAGGATGAGCAGCTGTCCATCGTGATCGCCGCCCTGCAGAATATGGAGTCAGGCGCAGAACGAACGGCAGCAGCAAATGACCTGCTCGGAAAATCTGCTGTGGATATGGCCGCCGTGCTCAACATGTCTGCAGAGGAAACGCAGGCGCTCGTGGACGAAGCCCATGACTACGGCATGATCATGAGCAATGAAGCGGTCGCCGCTTCTGCTGCTTTCGAGGACAGTCTCACGAAGCTGCAAGGAACGGTCGGCGGCCTCAAGAACCGCATGGTCGGAGAACTGTTGCCCGGAATCACAATGATCATGGACGGTTTGACCGACCTCGTTGCTGGTAATGAGCAGGCCGGTGAAGAACTCAAGGCAGGCGTGGAGAGCGTGATCGGCTCCATTTCGGAAATGATCCCGCAGGTGATCGAACTGCTGTCGCTGATCATTGCAGCGGTGCTGGAAAGTGCGCCGCAGATCATTCAGGCGCTGGCACAGGGCATCCTGACAGCGATTCCCGCTCTCATCCCTGTGGTGCTGGAGGTAATCACGCAGCTGGTGGCCACGCTCGTAGAGCTGTTGCCTCAGATCATTGAAGCCGGTATGCAGATCATCGCCTCGCTCATCATGGGCATCGCGGAGGCGCTGCCGACGTTGATTCCTCAGATCGTTGAGGTCGTCGTGCAGATGGTGCAGACCCTCATCGACAATCTGCCTCTGATCCTCGACGCAGCGCTGCAGCTGATCGAAGGACTGGCACAGGGCATTTTGGACGCAATCCCGGTGCTGATTGAGGCACTGCCGGAAGTGATTATGGGGATCGTGAATTTCCTTTTGGATTCAATCCCGGAGATCATCGACACCGGCATTAAACTGCTGACATCACTCATTGACGCCCTGCCGACGATTATTCAAACGATCGTTGCGGCAATCCCGCAGATCATCAACGGCATCATCAATGCTGTGCTGGGCGCAATTCCCCAGATCATTCAAGCAGGTATTCAGTTGCTGATTTCCCTGATTCAGGCGCTGCCGCAGATCATCACGACAATCGTGGCAGCAATCCCGGAGATCATTTCGGGTATTGTGAATGCCGTGATTAACAACATCCCGCTCATCGTGCAGGCAGGTATCGACCTGCTCACGTCGCTGATTCAGAATCTGCCGACCATCATAGTCGAGATCGTAAAGGCGATCCCGCAGATCATCACCGGTATAGTGAACGCGCTCATGAACGGTATTTCTTCCATCGTGGAGGTAGGTGCCAATCTGGTGCGTGGATTGTGGCAAGGCATTCAGCAGCTCGCAAGCTGGTTGTGGGACAAGGTCTCCGGCTGGATCAGCAGTATTTGGAACGGCATTCTGGACTTCTTCGGAATCGCCTCGCCTTCAAAGGAAATGGCTTGGGTTGGCCAGATGATGGTCAAGGGCTTGTCCGGATCCATTGAGGATAACGGCGACGAAGCCGTGAAAGCGGCGGAAGCCATGAGTGAAGACATCGATGGTGTCATGCAGGATCTGGCGAAGGACATGAGCACAGCGCTTCCGACAAATTTCGACATTGACGGCAGCATCGGCAGCGCGAAAGCATCTGCTGCAGGCGGAATCCTCGCCAGCGGCATGCAGCTCGTCCTGAACATTACGAACTTCAACAACTACTCGAGCGAGGATATCGAGCAGCTGACCAATGAGATCATGGTCACTGCCGGTCAATTCGCAAAGCGGAAAGGAGTGGTATTCGCATGAACGCTTTCACGTATAACGGCACCTCGTCCTACAATTTAGGACTGAGAATCGAGAGCAAGAACGTGTTTTCCACTCCGCAGTATGATACGACTTTTCAGTCGATCCCCGGCAGGGACGGCGAACTCATCATTCCGAATGGTCGCTTTCCAAATGTACAGGTGACCTATTCGGTGTTCCTCCCGGCAAAGACGCAAGCGGAGCTCGCACAAAAGCTTACAGCGGTCAAGGCATGGTTGTTCACGGAACCGGACAGGTATCATAGACTGACCGACACCTACGAAACCGGATGCTTCCGGAATGCTGTCATCAACACGAATCTCAATATAGAGGATCAGCTGAACAAGATCGGTGTGTTCACGGTCAGCTTCTCCTGTCAACCGTTCAAGTACCTCTCAAGCGGCCAGACCGCAGTCACCTTTACGAACGGAGGCGGAACCGCGCAGCTCAAAAACCCGACTCCGTTCACCAGTAAGCCGCTGATCCGTATCAACGGCAGTGGTGACGGAACCCTGACAGTAGCAAACAGCGGAGGCGTGACGCGCCTGCAGATCGAAGGCATCAATTCTTACCTGTACTGCGATTCCGAGCAGATGAACTTCTATAAAGGCGCGGCATCCATGAATGAGGCCGTAACAGCAGATCGCTTTCCCGTACTCACGGCTGGGCTAAACACGTTCGTCTTCTCTGGCGGGATCACGTCCATTGCCGTAACACCGAGGTGGGTGACGCTATGATCCCAGTACTTTACAAGGCAGACGCGGTCACGTTTTCCACCTTCGGTCTCGGCGTGCTGTCCGACTGCATCTCATGTGAGGTTACGGAAGAGCGAAACGGCGCGTTCGAGCTCGTTATGAAATACCCGATCACCGGACAGAACTACGAGCTTATAAGAAGAGAGCGCTTGGTCAAAGCAAAGCCGAATGACACAGCAAACGATCAGGTCTTCCGCATTTACAGGATCACCACACCGCTCAACGGTATTGTGACGATCTATGCGCAGCACCTGTCCTATGACCTATCGAACATCGCCGCGCTCTGCTGGTCAGATGAAAACATCTCGCCGACACTCGCAATGAACCGACTATTCAGCGAGACAGCTACGCCGCATCACTTCACCTGCCGAACAGACTACTCGGCAGCAAAAGCGTTTTCGATTACGAAACCGCAGAGCGTGCGTGCATGCCTCGGCGGAGTGGCGGGATCCTTCCTCGATCTCTGGGGCGGCGAATATGAGTGGGACAACTGGCTCGTCTACCAGCACCAGAGGCGTGGGCAGAATACCGGTGTCGTAATCGAATACGGGAAAAATCTCACGAATCTGGAGCATGACGGTGATAACACCGACGTGTACACGGACATTCTGCCGTATGCCGTGCAGACGGACGAAGGCGGAACCGAGACCGTAATCACGTTGCCGGAAGTGCTGATCCCGATCACCAACTCGGAGCTGGTGCAGCGGAAGACGATCATCAAGGACTTTTCGGACGCCTTCGATTTTGGAGCAGCGATCACACCGGACGCCCTGCGAGCGAAAGCAAACTCGTATCTTTCCTCCAATCCGATGGGAGTGACGGCACCGACGCTGACCGTGGCTTTTGAGCCGCTGTGGAAACAGCCGGAATACGCTGCCGTGCTGGAGCGGGTTTCCCTCTGTGACACGGTAACGATTCGACATTCCGTTCTCGGGATCACAGCGAAGGCGAAGGTCATCAAGACGGTCTACGATACTCTCTCGGAGAAATACGTATCGATTACGCTGGGCAGCACGAAGGCGAACCTGATCAATACGGTGTCGCAGGCTGAAGCTGCAGCACAGGCGGTCTCGGCAAAGGTAGATCGTTTCCCGGCGCTGATGACGGCTGCGATCCAGAATGCCACCAACCTGATCACCGGCCAGTCAGGCGGATATGTGGTCATCAACACAAACGAAGCGACTGGCGAACCTTATGAATTGCTGGTGATGGACGCCCCGTCCATGGCGGAAGCGGTCAATGTCTGGCGATGGAACGTGGGCGGTCTTGGTTTTTCCCATAACGGCTACAACGGCCCATATGAGACGGCTATTACATCGGACGGCCAGATCGTTGCCGACTTCATTACTTCCGGAACGCTGGTGGCCAACATCATCAAAGCCGGTGTACTCTCCTCGCAGGACGGCTCGTCCTATTGGGATTTGGAAACCGGCGAAGTGGTGCTCCGCGCCTATGCCACTACGGAACAGATCGTCGAGACGAATGACAGGATCGACGAAATAGAGGAACAGAAGATGTACCGGCTGGTGATCACATCCAGCAACGGGAACATCTTTAAGAATAACAATATCCGCACGACCCTTTCAGCAATCGTGTTTTCGTGGGATGAGAACGTAACAAATGAGCTCGATCCCAATCAATTCATCTGGACGCGGGTTTCGGCGGACGATGTATCAGACCGCACGTGGAACCAAGCGCACGCCGGAGGCACGAAAACCATTGAGATCACCAGAGACGATGTGGATGTGCGTGCGACATTCTTCTGCGACCTGATTGATCCGGTCACAAGAAACAGCCTGTTAGGCTAAGAAGGAGGAAACCCAAATGAGCAGAGCTCAAGGCCAATTTACAATCATTGACTACAATGACGCGCTGACGCTGACCGGCTACATCGGCTGCAATCACCCGAAGACGCAGATGTTTAACCCGGACAACAACAGCTACACACCGAACTGGGCATCGACCAATCTTGTGCTGACGCCCAGCCTCTATATCATCGGCACCACCACAGATCAGATCACGTCCGAAAACGTGACGATGGTCAAGTGGTATCAGGGCACGTCCACTACGGCGATTGCCTCGGGCGGCAACTATACGCTCAGCGGTACGAAGAGTCACATCCTGACCGTCAAGGCAAACATCATGGCAGGATTGCCCGGTGTGGACTTCAAGTGCGAGATTACCTACAGAGACCCCAGCACCGGTCTCACGCTGGTGCATCCGCTCACGATCTCATTTTCCCGCGTCGTAAATGGCAGCGGCATTGTGGATCTTATGGTAATGACGCCCAACGGCAACGTGTTCAAGAACAGCGAGGTCACATCTTTGACTGCGAAGGCAGAGCTGTGGCGCGGCTCGACAGTGGACACCACGAACGTCACCTATAAATGGGCGATCATGGATGCGTCTGTCACGTCCAGCTCGTCCACAGGCTACGATGCAGACTTCGGAACCGGCTGGAGGAAACTCAGCAATACCACGAACATGTACTCCGGCTGCACAACGGCAACGCTGACGATTTACGCAGCGGCGGTCGATAGCTACGCCGTCATTCGCTGCTGTGCGAAGGACACGGATTCCGCGTCCCCGACATACAACAGTAAGTTCTATGACGTCTGCACATTCATCGATAACTCCGACCCGCTGCAGGTCATCGTCTCCTCCACGGGCGGCGATGTGTTCAAGAACGGCGTCGGCAGCACGGTTCTGACGGCGGTCTGCTATCAGGCTGGCGCAGAAGTCGACGCAGCTGGCACCGGCACCTACACGTGGACAAAGTACGATAAGGACGGCAATGTGGATACTGCGTGGGGCACGAACGGAAGCAAAACCGGCAAGACGCTATCCGTCGGTACAGCGGATGTAGATACTAAGGCAACCTTCATGGTGCTGGTCGTCCTCTAACGGAGGTGATCCCATGCGGGCAATCGGACAGATTACGATCACCAATATCTGCGATGTCGTTGCTTCCGATACGCCACCGGAGAATCCGTACATCGGGCAGCTATGGGTAGATACATCGGTGAACCCTCCGGAAACAAAGGTGTGGAACGGCGACTCGTGGGAAGTACAGAATGATCTGGAAACTATCCGCGTCGTCATTTCCACCCTTACAACGAAGACGGCAGAGCTGCAAAGCACGATTGACGGCTTGAACAGCTACGTCGGCAGCATGACGCAGACGATCGAGACAATCACGGACGGCCTCGGAAATGAGCAGCAGACCGTACTGGAAATGCAGGCGCAGATGTCTCAGTTGCAGCAGACGATTGATGGCCTGACTGTACAGGTGACGAACCAGTACGCTGGCGGCCTGAACTTCATTCAGAACTCGGCTGGTCTCAACGGCGTCTCCGACGACTGGGTGAAGACCGGAACGGTCACGGTGGACAGTTCAACCGATACGCAGAACAACACGACTTCTGATTCCTGCTTCGTGCTGGGAACAAATTCCACGCTAAAGCAAACGATCACAGGGCTGGTAACCGGCGTGCCGTATGCTTTTTCCCTTCGTGCAAAGAAGACCAAGGCAAGCTATACGAGCTACATCCGCGTGGAGTACAACGGCAATAAGTATGTCGATTTCTTCAACCAGACGACTACATTCGGCTGGAAGGATTTCAGCCTCGTCATTGATGACATCACTGACAGCACCATCGTCCTATACATCTACAACCGGTATGCGTCGCTGTATGTGTCGGACATCATGATGGTCGAAGGCTCGACCGTCCACAACTGGACGCCCGCTCCGAACGAGATCTACACGAACGAAGTGAAAATCGACAAGCGCGGCATCGCCGTTTCCAATGCGGCATCCTCCCAGCGGACGGTGATCACGAACACGGAGTTTGCCGGTTACTATAACGATGAGGTCATCTTCACGTTGAATAAGGACGAAACGCAGACGAAAAAGACCACCGTGGACGGCGAATTGACCGTTGGCAAAACCAAGTTCGTGCCGATGTCCACAGCATCGGACGGCTTGAACATCGTAATTCTTGACTAAGGGAGGGATGGCAGCATGGCAATGACAGGCGGAACTGCGTATCTGGTTAAATCCGAATACACGAACTCCGGCCAGAACAACTGGACGACCGATCTATACATCTACGTGAAGATCGTATCGCAGAACCCAGCGGCCAACACCTCCACAATCGCCCTCGGCATGTATGTGTATTCCAAATACAACATCGACTGGGGCGACTGGAGCAACGGCGGTCAGTCGTATGTCGGCACTGCAACCTCCGGTGCCAACTGCTTCACGTTCACGGAAGGCCAGACAGGCAGCGGCACCAAGTGGCTGACGGAGAACCATCAAGTCACCGTCACGCATAACGCAGACGGTACTCTGACCTTGCCGATCTACTGGCACTGGGGTGTTTACTCCACGTGGGGACAATACCTCGCGCCGTCAGGAAGCAAGAACGTCACGCTGACAGCGATCGACAGAACTGCGCCGACCGTAACGTTCAGCGTCAGCAGCATTACGGCGAACGGCTTTACGATCAACGCGTCCTCTTCTGCGACTGCGGATCTCTGGCAGTACAGCACGAACAACGGCTCTTCATGGACGCAGCTTTCGACTACGGAGGGAACTTCAGCAAGCAAGGTGGTCACAGGCCTCTCGCCAAACACCACGTACACCGTCAAGGTGAGAGCGAGGAAAAAGACCAATCAGGTCTACGGTACCTCATCGGCTGTGTCGGTCAAAACGCTGGGAGGCGCGGTCGTAAACTCCGTGAATGCTCTGACGGCGGACGCGGCAACAGTAAAGATCACCATGAACGTGACCGTGTACGAGGCAAGTTACACAAACACGGTGGTCATCAAAAAAGGCACCACGGCCTATCTCACGATCAGCGGACTGTCGTGGTCGGCAGGTACGGCGAATAGGACGATCACCCTGACGGCAGCGCAGCGAACAACGCTGCTGACGGCGATGGCTTCGGATAAATCCTTCACGGGTACGTTTGAAGTCAAATCCTACAGCGGATCCACCCAGATCGGCTCGACGTCGTCAAAGACGGCAACTGTCTCGACGACTTCTTCAAGCTCCGCGCCTACGCTCTCTGGATTCACCTATGCCGACAGCTACGCGACCACAACCGCGATCACGGGAAACGATCAGATTTTCATTCAGGGTTATTCCAAGCTGACGGTCACGCCCGGTACGGCAACGCCCAAGAACCATGCTACGATCGCCAATTACACGGCGACCTGCAACGGCGTTTCCGTTTCCAACACGACCGGCGATCCGCTCACAGTGGGCGTCGTTTCAAAGAGCGGAACAGTTGCCGTAGTGCTGACGGTAACCGACAGTCGAGGATGGACGGCCAGCGTCACACAAAACATTACGGTCGTGGCATACGCGAAGCCGAAGGTCAACTCCCTGACTCTCCGAAGAACGAACGATATTGAAGCGGAGATGCAGCTCGTCTTCAACGGCACCATTTCGGCAATCACGGTGGACGGGACGCAGAAGAATTCGCTTCTGTACTGCCGTTACCGATACAAGGCGACCAGCGCGACTTCGTACAGCAGCTATGTCAGCATTCTTTCCGCTGTGACGCAGAGCGGGACGTCGTTCTCATATTCCAATCTTGAGCTGCGCAACCTCGCGTCCGACCAGTCGTGGGATGTGCATATTCAGATCCGCGACCAGCTCAACAGCCTGTCGTCATTGGAACTGTACTACGTTATCCCGCAGGGCACGCCGCTGGTGGCTCTGCGAAAGATGAAGGTTGGCATCAATACGCCGACACCGGAAGCGGCGCTTCATGTCGTCGGTGATGCGAAAGTATCTGGTACGCTGACGGCCACAACGCTGTCGGGTGCGCTTGCACCTTCGAAACTCTCTTCTGCAGTTCCGATCAGCAAGGGCGGCACCGGCGCGACCACATCAGCGGCGGCAAGAACGAACCTTGCTGTGCTCCCGCTCGCAGGCGGAACGATCACCGGACAGGTGCAGAAAGCTGGTGCAGGAAGCTCCTTCATCAACGGTCGAAGCATCGCCATGATCAGGGTAAACAGCTACACGAACACATCCTCGTTCTACCCGGCGGTATCCATGAAAACACCGTCCGCATCTTGGGAGATCGGCGCTTACGGCGAAAGCTTGTACTTCGTGTACGCTACGGATGCGAACTTCGAAGCGGGAACGAACACGACACTGACAAGGTATATCAACTCCAGCGGTAACTTCAACGGGAAAGCAGCCAATGTTACCGGCACCGTAGCGCTTGCCAATGGTGGAACCGGAGCTACAACGGCAGCGGCAGCAAGAACGAATCTCGGTATTGCCTGCACATCGCTCTATAACGGAGAACTGACGACCGGCAGTATCACATTCAACTACGGCAACTACAATGCCTACATCATTCTGGGTAAGCCCGGAACTGCAACAGCAATCGCCGGAATTGTGGTACCGAAGGCCATGATCACAACAACGGATGTGAAGTACCAGATCACAGACGAATCGTACTACAGATGCTTCAACCTGAAGTATTCCAGCACGACCGTGACGCTGACAATCTCCACCGGCAGCGGATCTATCCTAAGAGTCTTCGGCATCAATTAAGGGAGGTGCAGCATGCAGATATTACTGGAAAACGGGTATGTTTCGTCCTATGCACTGGTTGGTACGCTGGTCGACGGAATTGAAGTCACGGAGCCAGCGGACATCGAGCACTTCAAAGAGCACTACCAAGCATACCGGCTGCGAGACGGAATGCTGGAATACAGCGAAGATAAGAATACGGACAATGAACGAAAAGCACTTTGTGATGAGCTGCGGCAGCGGCGCGAAACAGAGTGCTTTTCCTATATCAATCGCGGAGAGCTTTGGTACGCACGCCTCACCGAAGATCAGAAGACGGAGCTACAGGTGTGGTATGCGGCATGGCTCAAAGTTACGGAAACACTGACGGTGCCGGAAAAGCCGTCGTGGCTACATTAACAATTCAAAGGAGGAAATCACGATGAAGGAATTTTGGACAACCATTCAGGTCGCCTTTGCTGCCATCGGCGGTTGGCTCGGATGGTTCTTGGGAGGTTGTGACGGCTTGCTTTACGCACTGCTTGCGTTTGTGGTGATCGACTACATCACCGGCATCATGTGCGCCATTGTCGACAAGCGGCTGTCCTCTGCCGTGGGCTTCAAAGGCATCTTCAAGAAGGTGCTGATCTTCGCCATTGTCGGCATCGGCCACATCATTGACACGCAGGTCATCGGCAGCGGATCGGTACTGCGGACTGCGGTCATCTTTTTCTACATGTCCAACGAAGGGATCAGTCTCGTCGAGAACGCTGGCCACCTTGGCCTGCCGATCCCCAAGAAACTGAAGGCGGTGCTGGAGCAGCTCCATGACCGCGCGGAAAAGGAGGAAGAACACTATGATGACAAATAAGGAACTGGCGGCAAAGCTGATTAATGTCGCAAAGAATTATAAGACGCTGTACGTCATGGGATGCTTTGGTGCGCCCATGACGGCCAGCAACAAAAAGCGTTACACACAGAATCACAGCTACAACAGGCAGCCGGAGCGCACGGCGATGATCAACGCTGCGAGCGCGGATACTTTTGGTTTTGATTGCGTTTGCCTGATCAAGGGACTTTTGTGGGGTTGGAACGGTAACAAGAACGCCGTGTACGGCGGCGCTACGTACACCTCAAACGGCGTGCCCGACATCGGAGCAGACCAGATGATCAAGGTCTGCAAAAATGTCACGACTGACTTTTCCAAGATCGAGGTCGGCGAAGCGGTTTGGCTCGAAGGGCACATCGGCGTCTATGTCGGCGATGGTCTCGCGGTGGAATGTACGCCTCGCTGGGCGAACAAGGTGCAGCTCACGGCCTGCAACCGTAACGTCTCCGGCTATAATCGCCGCAACTGGACGAAGCATGGCAAGCTCCCGTATGTGGAATACGTAGCAGATGCAACCACGCCTCCTGTCGAGACCACAGAGATCAGAGGCATTGACGTTTCCAAATGGCAGGGCGAAATTGACTGGAAGAAGGTCAAAGCAGCCGGTATCAAATTCGCAATGATCCGCCTCGGCTACGGCTCTTCAAAGGGCGATGCCTGCGGTCTCGACGGATACTTCGAGAAGAACGTGAAGAACGCGATCGCAGCCGGTATCGACATCGGGTGCTATTTCTATTCCTACGCCACCAGCGTGGCCGCAGCGAAGAAGGAAGCGGCCTACGTCATCAATGTGCTGCAGAAGTACAAAGGCGTCTTCACTTACCCGGTCGCCTTCGATCTGGAGGATAAGACGCAGCAGGGACTCGGCAAGCAGGTGCTGACAGACATGGTGATCGCCTTCGGTGACGCAATCGAGAAGGCAGGTTTCTACTGCTCGCTCTACAGCAACCCCAGCTGGATGAAGAGCTACCTCGATGCGGATCGCGTCAAGCGCTTCGACCTCTGGCTGGCGCACTGGACGGACAAGACCAACTATGCCGGTGCATACGGTATGTGGCAGAATTCCTCCAGCGGCAAGGTGAACGGTATCAACGGCAACGTGGATACCGACTTCGCATATAAGGACTATCCCACGATCATCAAGGGAAAGAAGCTCAACGGCTTTACCGGCAGCGGTCAGCAACCGACCGTCCCGGATCAGCCTGATCCGGAGCCGGAGACCACGCTCAAGGTTGGCGATCTCGTCAAGATCACCGGCAGCAAGTACTACGGTGGGCAGAACATTCCGTCGTGGGTGAAGGCGAAGAATTGGTATGTGCGGCAGATCAACGGAGACCGCGTCGTGATCGACAAGAGCGAGGATGGCCAGAACGCCATCTGCAGCCCCGTGCATGCCTCCGGCCTGCAGCTCGTTCGTCGTGGGACAGACGCAGGCACGGCGCAGATCTATACCGTCGTCAAGGGCGATACGCTCTGGGGCATTGCAAAGAAGCTCCTCGGCAGCGGATATCGCTATACCGAAATTGTGAAGCTCAACGGCCTGAAATCCTCTGTCATTTACTCGGGACAGAAGCTCAAGATCCCGCAGAAATAAAGGAGGCGCAGCCATGAGCGATAAAACCAAGGTGAAAATCGCGCTGGCTGAGGCGATTACAAAACAGCTCTGGGTGAAAGGGCTGATCACCCAGAAGCAGCGCGAAAAAATCGATAAAAACAGCCAGAAAACCCTCGCCAAATCCGATTGTTAATTCTTTGTGTTCTTTCGAATTTCGGCTGGACTTTCGCAGATTTCTCTGGTACCTTTACCCCCGCCTCCGAAGGCGGGGGTAAAAAAATACGCTGGTTCGAGTCCGGCACGAAGAAAGGAGAAAGAGCAAATGAGCAAAAAACGTGCGGTCGCATACATACGTGTATCGACAGAAAAAGACGCGCAGCTGCACAGCTACGAATACCAAGAGCAATACTGGCGTGGGAAATTCACGGACGACCCCGACACAGAACTGGTCGGCATCTACGCGGACAGAGGCATCAGCGGCAGCAGCATCTACAAGCGTCCGCAGTTCCTCATCATGATGCAGGACGCGCGAGACGGCAAATTCGACATCATCTACACAAAATCAGTGTCCAGATTCGCACGAAATACCGTGCAGCTTCTGGAAGCGGTGCGAGAACTGCGCGACCTCGGCATCGAGGTCATCTTCGAGAAAGAGCAGATCAGTACCATGCAGCCCACCAGCGAACTGTTCCTCACCATTGCGGCCACGGTCGCAGAGAACGACCTGCAGGTGGATTCAAAACGACAGAAATGGTCAATCCAACACCGCTACGAAAACGGCTGGATTAGCATCGGCAGCGGCATGTACGGATACACGATGACCGAGGATAACAACCTCGTGATCGTGGAAGAAGAAGCGGCGGTGATTCGCCGCATCTATGATATGTACATCGGTGGCATGGGTTGCACGAAAATCGCAAAGGTACTCAACGACGAAGGCATCAGAACATGGTGCGGCAACGAATGGAAGCCCACACGGTTGCTGGATCTGATGGCAAACGAGAAATACATGGGTGACTCCATGATGGGCAAGAGCGTCACCATCGACGGCATCCAGATGGATAATATGAACGGGCAGTACGGAAAGCGGTACTACATGGAAGATACCCACGAAGGAATCGTCAGCAAAGAAACATGGAATAAGGCGCAAGCAATCCGAGAGCAGCGCCGCAACAGGAAAATAGCTGGCTGTAAAAAGCCGGTGTACCCCTTCACGAGTATGATCGAGTGCGGCTGCTGCGGCAGACACTACCAGCACAAGGTCAATAACAGTGGCAAGAAATGGAGCAACGACATCTGGGTGTGTGCGACCCAGCTACGCAAGGGTGTGGCAGAGTGCGACTGCACCAGAATGAAGGACAGCGCCCTGCGAGAACAGTTCGTCGCCGCATACAATCAGTTCGTAACGGAACGCCCGCAGGGACATAGCATCGACGCACTGCAGAGTGTGGCGGCAGAACTCCGCAAGGAAGAAAGCGACCTCGCAGAACTGCTGATGCAACGACTGATTCCTGAAAGCGCCTTCCGCACTGAACAACGACGCATCAAAACGCAGATCGCAGAACTGACAGCAAAGATCAATGAACAAAGAGGAAAAATCGTCCGCGAAAGCGACTTTACTATAATCACAGAGTTCGACCCCGAAAAGGTCGAGAAATTCATCACGAAGGTCATTGTCCGAAAGTGGACGGTGACCTTCGTGTTCTACAATGGCGTGGAAATCACCAAGCCATACACCAACGGCCCCAGCGGGAACCAAGTCGGCTGGAAACATAAGAAGGAGGTAGCAGCATGGCAGTAACAGCCAGAAGAATGGTGCGAGAGATCCCACGCGCGGCGATCCTGCACATTGACACCGCAGAGATCACGAAGCTGGTGGTAGTCGCATACGCCCGTGTATCCACGGAAAAAGAAGAACAGGAAGACAGCTTCGAGCGGCAGGTTAGTCACTACACCACGCTGATTACCTCCAAGCCAGAATGGAGCTTTGGTGGTATCTACGCAGACCCCGGTATCACCGGCACACGCGCGGAAAAGCGCCCCGACTTCATGCGGATGATCGCAGACTGCCGTGCAGGCAAGATCAATAAGATACTGGTCAAGTCGATCAGCCGCTTCGCAAGAAACACAGTCGACGCACTGAACTACATCCGAGAACTTCGAGAACTGGGCATCAGCGTGTACTTCGAGAATGAGAACATCGATACACTGACCCCGGGCGGTGAGGTGCTAATCACCATCCTCGCAGCAATGGCCGAGCAGGAGTCCAGAACGATGTCCACCAACATCAAGTGGACATACCAAAAGAAGTTCAAAAACGGCGAGATCGTACTGAACACAGGCCTAATGCTGGGATATATTAAGACCGGCAAAAAGGATGACGCTGGCAGGGATATCTTCGAAATCAATGAAGCAGAAGCCGACATTGTGCGGCGCATCTACAGAGAATACCTCGCAGGGATCACAATCACACGCATCTGTAGAGGGCTGGAGGAAGATGGCATATCAACAAAGCTCGGCAAGAAACGCTGGCAGCACAGCGTGATCAGAAGCATCCTCACGAATGAAAAATATACAGGAGATGCCATCCTCGGCAAGACTTACAAGCCCGATGTGCTGACGAAATACAGGAAAAAGAATACAGGTCAAGCTCCAATGTACTATGCTGAAGGCACACACCCTGCGATCATCGACAAAGAGATGTTCGAGATGGTAAAGGTCGAAATGCAGCGCCGCAAGGATGAGAAAACCACAGCGGTCGGCAGCAGCAGATACACCAGCAAATACCCGTTCAGCGGGTTGCTCATCTGCGGGAACTGCGGTCACAGACTACGCAGGCATGTACGCAGGGTTGGCAGTGGACAGCAGGTACCGGCTTGGGGCTGCGCCAATAGGATCAGCAACGGCAGAGCGGTCTGCGACTCCCATCATGTAAACGAAGATAGGCTGCAGCAGACATACACAGCCGCAATTCGGGATATGATCGAAGATGCAGAAGAAATCATGGCAGCGGTTAAGGACAGCGCCGGACTGGTCATGGAGCCGGAAAACAAGGCTGCGTTAGACAGAGTGGAGCAGGAAATCATTGACCTGCAGAACGCGGTACTGGAACTGCACAAGGCAAAGCAGCAGCGCAGCATCACTGCGGCAGATTATGCAGCGCAGATAAAAGAATGCGGCCAGTGCATGCAGGAGCTGGAAGCGCGACAGGCTGAACTGCAGACCACAGAGAACCGCTACAATGAAGTCAGGCTCTGGCTGGATACCTTCGCAGAACACATTCGGAGCGGTGAAATCATGAACGCGGATGACGGCATGATCATGAAACAACTGGTGGAACAGATCATCGTCGGAGACAGCGGTATCGAAGTGCACTTCAAATGTGGTGTGATCGCAGAACATGAATACCTGTAACAAGATGCCCTCGGTAGCCAGATGCGGTTGATGAGGGCGTTTTTGCATTATATGTAATAAAAAAGTGACAACTGGTTTTGAAGGCGCAAATTTATGTCGAAATTTGCAAAATGCGTGTTATAATATAATCGTAAAGTCCAGTTTATGGGACACATGGTTTTGTAGAATGGTATCAGAAGGAAAAAGAAACCACTCTCATGGAGGATAAGACTATGGCTAACAAAGGCAGAAGCGAACAGGGTTTATTCGGCACTGTTCATCACTACGATGAGCATGGTAAGAAGGTAGGTCGCAGCGAACCCGGTCTTTTTGGTGGCTACACCAACTACGATGCCAAAGGAAATAAGATCGGCCATTCTGATCCCGGCCTGTTCGGTGGTTACAATCACTACGATAACAAGGGACACAAAACCGGCCATTCAGACCCCGGCTTGTTTGGCAGCTACCACCACAGGGATTCCAGCGGCAAAAGTACCGGATCCAGCGACCCCGGAATGTTCGGATCGTATCACCACAGCGACAGCCAAGGCTGCTATGTGGCAACATGCGTGTACGGTTCCTATGACTGTCCGCAGGTATGGACGCTGCGTCGTTTCAGAGACAATACTCTGGCAGAGACCGTACTGGGCAGATCGTTCATTCGCACATACTACGCGATCAGCCCCACGATCGTAAAGTGGTTTGGCAAAACCGAATGGTTTAAGAAGATGTGGCATGGCGTACTGGACAACATGGTGCAGCGGCTCAACGATAACGGTGTGGAAGATACACCGTACAACGATAAGGATTGGAGGAAATAATATGTGGTTACTTTGCATCCTTGTTCTTCCGTTTGCAATTTTGGCAGAATTGATAAAGTAAGAAAGGTTAAGTGAGATAGATGGCATTCAAGATTGGATTCGCAGCAGCGGACAACCCAGAAAAGAAGCCCGCTGAAGCTACATACACTGCACAGCAGGTGCAGGCAACACCGCGCAAGTCGGTGGTACAGATTTACTTCGCAGGACGCAATATGACGCTGGCATACTACAACGACCAGTTCGACCTGCATCGTGGTGATATGGTCTATGTGGACGGCAAGCTGGAAGGCATGCTCGGTCGCGTAACCGAGGCCAACTATAACTTCAAGATCAAGGTGTCCGATTACAAGCGCGTAATCGCAGTGGTGGACACCACCGTCAATGGTCAGTTCTTCATGGCAGGCAGCCACTTCGTTACATTCGACAGAGCAGCGTTGCCGAGCAGCAAGGTGGTCACTTGGTTTAAGGCACCGGCAAAGGATGACGATGAGTTTGTCAGCGGCAGCGATGACACCACCTTCCGTCTGGATGATCTCAAGGGCATGAATGTGAGCGCTGCTGTTGCAGAGCGCGGCCACGACTACTACATTGAGAACAAGGTCAGATACATCAGCATCGACGGCACCAAGGGCTATGCCATTGTCGAAGGCAGTGAGGCATACGAGGTGGAATTCGAGTATCGCAACGGTGAGATCAGCCAACTGATTTGCTCCTGCTTCTGCAGCTATAACTGCAAGCATGAATTTGCCGCCATGCTGCAGCTTCGGGAAACACTGGAGCTGATCGAAAAGCACTATGCGGATGAGTATGAACGCACCGGCTACTTTGCAGCAATGAACAAGGGTACACTGTTCGCGTTTGCCATCGACGGCAAGGAGACCGGCAGCTTCACTCTGTAAGCAATGGTCAATAATCAACTATCGTTGGAGGAAACGCTATGTTTGAAATTCTTGTATTGATCGCGTTTGTGTGGGTCGGATTCCAGGCGCTGAAACTGCTGTTCAAAGTGGCTTGGTGCATGGCGAAGGTCTTTGCAGTTATTCTGTTGATACTGGCATTTCCGGGTCTGCTGGTGTGCCTGTTCGTGATAGGTGGAGCGATCGTCTTGGTTCCTCTGGCGATGGTTGCATTAGCATTCGGCCTTTTGAAAAGCTGCTGATCAAAACAGATATACATACGGCACAGGACGGTGCCACAATATAAGGAGGAAGTTATGAGCAACAGACCGTTATTTTTTCTTGGCACATTCTTCGTGCTGATTGGCATTGTCGAATTGGTGTTCGTTCTTGTCGCAAAAGCTAAGCATAAGGATGAGGCCGACAGCATGTAACGGAGGAAAGTGTAATGCCGGACATGGACGATTTTCACGCATTTAACAGCACCAGCGGCGGATCTGGCGGTGGTGGTGGACTGAGCTGCGGCGGCAGCATGTTTACATGGATATTGGTTATAATCGGCATTCTATGGCTGATCGGTAAGATAGCCGGATGAGCATAGAACTAAGGACAGGTCTCGGCTATCGCAGTCGAGGCCTTTTCGTGTCGTAAAAAAGCGACAAAACCACATAGAACCGCAACTTTTTGCAACGGATGGATTGAAAATATCACCATATTATGCTATAATTATTGTGACTTTTTACGCAAGTATGCGCTATGGAGCATGCTGGAGGTGATAAATATGCTTAAGCGATTCCTCTGTATTGTATTATCCATTGCTTTGGTAGCTTCCGTGTTATCGGGCTGCAGCTTGGATTTTCGCCATGTGGAGGTTTCTGAACAGGATAATACAAACAGCAATATTGACGGGTGGGATGACATTGCCAGTCCAGACATCGAAAATTGGGATACAGTCAACATAGCATCTTGGGAGCAGGTTGATATAATCAGTTCTCCTGTTTACTCTACGCTGTTATATGACGATAATGTTCAAGGTTATCCGCTAGTTGAGTGCGTTATTCTCGACTATCAGTCCAATGGTGTTTATTTTGAGGGAGAGAAGGTATATAGCCTCGTAGGCAATAAATATGATCTCAATAATCTGGCAACCAAATTCGCGGTAGGAACGGGCGTAATTATCGTATGCTTTGTTGTCACCGTTGCGACATCGGGCGGTTCGATGCCTGTTGTATGTTATGTGGCAACACAGGCATTGGAAGCTTCTGTACTTGCTGCCAGCGGCGGTACAATATTCGGTAGCGCTACTAGTGCTGTTATGAATTACATCAATAGTGGTGCAGACTGGCAACAGACACTCTACGGAACACTTGAAGGCGCTGCAGATGGCTATATGTGGGGAGCAATTTTCGGCGCGGCGGAGGGTACAGTCACAGGTATTACGACTGCCGGCGAAGTTCGTTATTTCCAAGAGGGTACACCGCAAGCAGAAAAGTATCCCGGAGGAATACGCTACGATCAGAACGGATATCCCCGCTTTGAGGATTATAAAATTGCAGAGGCAAAGTTTGATTTCCCTTCACAAGATGGACTAAAAAACAAAACCTGTTTGTCTGGGTCATATTCCAGAGATGCCGCTCTAGCGAATAAACAATGTGGCTACAAATCTACGCCAGAGGGATATGTGTGGCATCATGTTGAGGATATGCAAACTATGATCCTTGTTCCGCAGGAAATACACTCGATTGTATTCGGAGGAATGGCACACAAAGGCGGTGCATCGCTAATCAGGCATCTGTTATTCCCAGAAATGTATGCAGGAGGTCTCGGATAATGAAAACAACTGAATATTTAATACATCGAAAAATTAAGGATACTGACTACTGCAAATTTGTTAGCTCAGAGAACACCGTGATAGAGTACAAGCCAATTGTATTAGGGGTAGGGCTGGAATTTCAAGTTAGCGTCATTTTCTCTGATAATGGGAAATACCCGTTATCGATCGAACAGGCAAACAAAAATTTAGGATTCCAAACCGGAAACGAAATTGCGATCGGTTTGCTTGAAGGTGACGATATCATCTGCATGGATATCAGTTCTGGAGCAATATACTTCTGGCTTATAGAAAATGGCGATGGAGAAAAAATCAGAATAGCATCTTCGTTCAAAAAATTCATTGAACTTATATCGGTCGATTAACAGGAGGATAAGATTATGAAAAAGGCACTTGTTATTATTGCTTGCGTCATCTTGGTTTTTATTATTGCTTTCGTAGGATTGAGCGCTTTTACAGACATTTTTGAAGGCGAAGTGAAATATACAGCAAATACACGGTTCCTGTATAGCACCGACAATGGTGCTTCTTGGTCAGAAACAGTGCAGACCGTATATACCGGTGAACCGTATTACCTTGCTGTAGAGATGCAGGTTGTCCAGTCTCGCGAAACTGATGAGGAAAACATTGTTGAGGCAGTAATTGCAATCCCGAACACCAATGTTCTTGACTGCTATCTTGATGATCACCCCGGAACAAGTATCACTGGTGAGGCGGATCTTGAAAACAACACGGTAACCTATAAGTTTAATGTTGTTGCGGGAACGAATCCCTCTAAATTTAGAGTAGTGTTTGAGTGCATGCCCATTTCAGATGGTAAAGCAACGGTGACAGTGAATTATGATGATCATCTTAGCGATGCATGGGATGCGACAGGATCCATCAAGTATATAAAGAAAGAACAGTAAAAACACAATCATAAGGAGATCAAAATGAAAAAGCTTAAAAATTCATTCTTGATCGGTGGTGTGGTTGTGTTGGCTGTTCTGGCCATATTGAGCGCGTTAACCCTTGGTGGCAGCGCGATTAGCAGTCTGTCAGAGAAGTATGACTTCGAAAGTACCTATACGAATACCACCATCGATTTTATTATTCCAAGTCCTAATGACCAGCAAATTGCCGAATTGGAGCAAAGCGCAGAAACTGGTATTTCCGTTATTGTGCCCTACTATACAACGGACGCATCTGTTTCAATAAATAGCGCGACCGAAAATAAAAGTTCCATAATGCTTTTTACTTCAGCCGAAAAAATGGATGCAACCCCGTATTGCTCGAAACGAATTTTAACCGGCGTGACTGCCCAAGCTGGCGAGGCTGTGGTCGATCATCGTTATGCGGAACAATATGGTGTGGCTGTGGGCGATTCAATTACCTTCTCCATTTTGGGGACAGCCTATGATTTTAATGTGGTGGCAATCAGCGAAACGAACCAGTCTTATGACAGCGGTAGCATTGCGGTTGTTCTTTCTGCAGAACAGAACCAGAGCATTATTGAGCAGGGTGCAAACTATAGTGGTGCTTTCGTTGTCGCTACCGATATTGAAGTTGCAGAGGTATTCCTTCTGAATGATTACAAGCCTCTTGGCAGAATGAAGGACAGAAGCGATTTTGATAGCGACGAAGCATATAACCAGCATGTCGAGAATTTCAATGCTGCGGATTGGTCTAAAGAAATTACAGTCTACGCAGATAACTTCTCAGCACTATCCGTCAATTATTTGAACACGGAGACTGCAGCGAAGACAAGCATCTATATCATCTGCGCAATTGCGGCAATTGGTATTATTGGATATACCATTTGCATGCTGGCATCCAAAAAAATAAAAAGTGCGTTGAAGATTGTGGCACGAAAGACAAAGGATTGGGCTGCCATAAAGAAGCAGTACAACGGTGGGATAGTAGCCATCACCATAGCGTTCCTTGCAGCATATATCGCAACTTTGTATTTTACCGCACACCCCGTTTTGGGTATATTGCATTCGCTCTATCTGCCTGTTCTGTGGATGCCTGCCGCTTCTGCAGTTGTTGCAGCAATCCTTGCGTTCATTGTCACGGGAGTGGCTGTAAAAAACATATATGAGCCTACAGTAATTGCCGCGAAGAAAAAAGAGGCTGAGGAAAACAAGGGTAAATAAGAATGATTAAACTGTATTGGAAGGAATATCGTTATCGAGCAGGTGCGCTAGTAACTGCGGTCATGGTCTCTGTGATCGCAGTTATCGCTGCGTTCGCAATTAACAATCGCGCACTGGTTTTTTGCTCCACAGAAATCACTGCTTTAGATGATACACACTTCCAATACGGTTATTTTCTTAATTACAGCAGCGACTTTGATAACGAGTATCTTTACACGAGTTCGGATATTCTTTTGTATACCGATGAAAACCGATCTGAAAGAATTGCTGCAACCAGTGTTATGGAATTGCCCGATCGTGGATATTCAGATAGCAGCCTTTTGTTTAACGGACGGAAGGATGTACTTGACACCGGGTGTGCAGAAATTTCTGAAAATATTGCTATAAAATATGGGTTAAGCGCTGGTGACATTCTTTACGCAGAAATGCCATACACGACAGAACTGCAGAGAGTCACAGTTACAGCCATAGGAAGAAGCGACTATGGCATAGAAAATCCCCGCGTATCATCGGAATTAGGCGTAGTGTGCTTGGGTTATGTGCCGCAGCACCACGAAAGTGTAATTGGTAAATACATACTATTTTCCAATCGTTCTATGGCAAGCGAACTATCGCAGTTCCCGCAAATTATTGACTCTACATTTTCACGGAGCCAGCTTGTTGCCGCCGTTCAGAAGGAGACGATGCCCTTCGTGCTTTGGTATTGTTTCGCAGGTGCTGTAATCCTCGTTGGACAGTGGCTCCTTGTGTTTAGAAAATCTGCAGCATCTATTGATATTCGTCGGCGCAAGGGAATGGTTGCGGGACAATGCTTTATGGTTTCGCTCATTGAGAAAACTGTAATGATCCTTGTTCCTGTCATAACCACCGCAGCGATTATGTGCTGGGCATTACAACTCGCATCAATCTATATTGCGATCATGATACTAAGCGTCATCATGGCGATTGTCATGATAGGCGTTGCGGTTATTGCAGAAGCAATCATTCGGAGGTGAAGATATGGTTTTATCCGTCAGAAACATTGACATAAAGATTAATGGCGAACGAAAAGTGGCGTCGGAGACCGGCTTTGAAGTTCGCTCCGGTGATGTCGTTTTGTTATCTGGAAAGAATGGTTGCGGAAAATCCACTGTAATCAAAATGATTATGGATGATCTCGACAGCGGTATAAAAGCTACCGCAGATATTGGGCATGACAGTTATGGTGACATCATGCAATCTCGAGAAGCGCGCAAAAGGTTTAACCAAAGCACATGCTATGTGCCGCAGGCAGACGAATTTGAGGCCAGCCATTTGCTGGACTGCTGCCTAACATCACTAATTTCCATTCCCGCAATTCACGAACCAGTGCGTTATATCCTTGATTTTGTCACAAAGCATCGTTTTTACACGGTGTGCTATTCAGATGCAGAACATATTAAGCTGGGCATAAGGGATGGTTATTCAAGGAGATTGCTGGCCAAATGTGGCATAGATCCCACGGAGGCAACGCAAGAAGATATAAAGGCCGCATTGTTCTTGGCAAAAAACCCCGAAAGAATGAGCGGCGGTCAGAAGAAAATTGCCAACATCTTATCTGCGCTTGTCCGTTGCGAATACAGCGATTTACTTATCATTGATGAGCCGTTAAACGCACTCGACTACGACAATGTGCGTCTGTTCTCGAATATCATTAACAGAATACATCTGGAACAACCCAATGTTGGAATAATCATTGTAACGCATTGTCGAGCGATGCCTTGTCTAAACCGGATTCTTACAATTGCAAACAACACAATCACCGAAGACAATACCGAGATTTTCTGCAATTCCTGCTTCGGTGAAATGGATACAAACGGATACTACATATGATAAACTTCAAGGAGGGCATTGAAGTGTTTTACAGCGAACCCCAGACGCTTGTCGTCGTGTGCAAGGATGAAATGCTGGTAAACCAGCTTCGCAAATTGGTCGAAACCAAAGATGATACAGGTGAGGAATCCGTTGTCGGCACCCGGGATGGTTCCGTAAAGATTGTTGCTTGGACAGAGAAAGTCTGGCTGGATCAGAAGAAAGCTGGCAATCTTGGCGCAAAGGTACTTCTCATTGGTGACATCAAGGGCGTGGATAAGCTGATTCCCGTGCTGGATATCAAATTCGATGACTGCGGCGTGAAATATGGCTGGGCTGGTAACCAAGCTGTGATCGCCATAGATCCCAAGGCGCTGAAAAAGGAAGAAGATTATAATTCCTTCTTGGAGAAGCTCAATGCACTGCCAGTTCCCGAAATCATCAAGAAGAAGCAGGCGGCAGAACCCAAGGATACCGCTGTAAAGGCGGGTGTTGCCGGAGGAATCGGCGCACTGTTTGGAATCGTTGCAGGCATCGGCGCTGGTTTGGCTATATCGATGTTTTCTAACAAATCCGCCGTGAAGCAGCAGATGCTGTTCTATGGCGTCCTCAACCTTTACAACAATCACCTCGAAGAATATATGCAAGCATAAGAGAGGTCTTAAGCCATGCAGGAAAGAAGCGCTATTCAAAAGGGCTGGGAGTTCTCTGCGCGTCTTGCTGGAGCAGATGCCGCCGCCCGATTGGGTAGCGCTTATGTTTCGCAGGTGCAGCAGGCAATCGATCAACTGACAGCCGATATTGTAAAACTGAAAAGTGGTCAAACAGATGCCGTTCTGGGTGGCTATATTGCTGAACATTGGCATGCGGGTACTTACAATGCAGCTGCAGTAGCTGCGGGGAAATTGACTCTAAAAGAAATAGAGGATGGGCTTGGTGCGCATGCATTAGGAAGTACTGGGTATGGCAGTGTTGATATACGCCTCCGCACACGGGCTGGTGAAACAATAGATTATAGTTCGAAGTATATGGCCACAGCTGAGAAAAGTGCCGTAGAACAATCACTGCTCGATCGCAGTACTGGCGCACCGAAGTACCACGATCAAAGAAGGCTTGTGCCGTCGGATCATTTAGAAGAAGCGAAAATTGTAGCAGGAACTCGTGCTAGTAAAGATGCTGTAAGCCGTCCAGAAGTCGCGGCGGCATACGCTGACACCAAAGAAAACCTGACTGATGTAGTGTCAGATAGCGAGGGGATTTCTTCGACAGGCATGGGAAAAGATAGCAATTTAGATGCTGCCCGTCGCGTTAAACGAGATGAGTTTAAATCCGAAGATTTCGGTGCCAGTGTCGATAAACTCATAAAGGCTGAGTACATACTCAAGCAGGCTGTAAAGGCTGGTGCCACAGCTGCTGCTGTTACGGTTGCCATACAAATAGCACCAGAGATATACAAGGCCATAGATTACCTCATAAAGACCGGTCAAATCAATGTGCAACATCTGAAGCAGATGGGTACAAAAGCCGTTTCTGCGGGCGCAGAAGGCTTTCTGCGGGGATCTATTTCCTGCAGTGTGCTGATCATGTGCGAGAAAGGCATGCTTGGTGAGGCATTCAGAGGTGCTGATCCCACAATGGTTGGTACCATCGTTGCTGTTGTTCTGGAAACAGTAAAAAACAGCATTATGGTAGCAGCCGGAAAAATGACGGCCAGAGAGATGGGTGCTGCATTCACGGACAGCGTTATTGTGTCCGCCGGATATGTTGCCGGTGCCAAGATCGGTGGCATAATTGGACAGGCGCTTGGTTTCGAATTGCCTGTCATCGGATACATGATCGGCAGTCTCGTTGGGTGTGCATTTGCAGCAGTCTATAATATCGGCAAGAATAAGCTGATTTCCTTCTGCGTGGATACTGGTTTTACATGCTTCGGTCTCGTGGAGCAAAACTATGAGTTGCCGGAGGAAGTGCTGGCGCAGATGGGCGTCGAAACTATCACGATACCCAGAACTGAGGTGCCGAGAACATCGGTCAAAACTACAGCGGTACCGACAATCAATGTCGCGCGGACAGAACATGAAACGATCGGATTTGCGCTTGTTCGCAGAGGCGTGATTGGAGTAAACAAAATCGGATATGTGGTGTAAGTACGCACCTTTTCGCGTTTTTTACCCCTATCTACGCACCGTTTACGCGCTCTTTCGCA